AATCTTAGAAGGTTCCAAAGAGAAGATATCAATTTCTGCCATTTAATCTCACCTCTTAAAAGAGTGGGGTAAGGCTTACGCCTTACTCCCAATCATACTTCTTTGCGCTAGTCTGGTTACTACCACCCTGCTTGCTCGTACGAGCACGAGCATCAATCTGCATCTGCTCAATCGCAGCCTTACGCTGATTGAATGCCTTCTTGATTTCCGCAGGGTCATAACTAAATTCCTCATCCTTAGGACCATCGTCGCCACCAGTGATAATTAGCTCACGAACGAAAGTAGTCGTGGTATCGGGAATATCTTCGCCCCAGCTACTGCTCTCACTAGAACTTTCAGTCTCATGAGAAGTTACACGAACACGACCCTTAACTGTAACAGTTGTACCATTTTCCCAATTACGAGAAATAAATTCAACCTTGTCAGGTGCTTCAACAATAAAGTCAATAACATCTAGCTTGCTATTATACTGAACCACGCCGCCGCGAACTACGAGACGACCAGTAGGTTCACCATTTCTATCCTCTTCATCATGCATATCAATGATGAAAATTTCAGTTACAAATGAGGCAATATCTGCCATCTTTGCGGCATTAATGAAAGAACCGCGAATCTGCCAACCGGTAATAAGATTACCGCTACGAGATACAAAGTTATTTTCACTTAGAACGCCACTTGTAATACGAACCTGGTCTGCGGCATCAATACCAACATTCTGTGCCGTCTTCAGATTCTGTAGGTCTAGAAGAGACTTGTAAGCCGGATTCTGCTTACCAGTAGAAGTATAAGGTGTAGCGAAGAAACCTACCGGAATTTCGCTTGTCTCTTCCTTACCATCAACTGGCTGAGTTACACGAATTGTTACGGTCGCGCGCTTATATTCACGACCATCAGAGAGCTTGCCCTCTCCAAAATCAACATTTAGAAGCTTACCAACTAGATTCATCTGATTCTTTGACTGAATACCAATACTTTTCATTTTACTTTACTCCTTTTTCTTTTCTTTATTTTAATTTAAAATTATTCTGCGGCGGCTTCCTTAGCAGCCTTCTTAGCGGCACGTTCTGCGGCACGAGCTGCCTTTGCGGCTTCCTTCTCAGCTACCTTACGAGCTTCCTCAGCCACTGGGTCATAAGCTAGACCTGCTTCTGTAAGCATATGATATAGTACATCGTGGGTCTTAGCCTTGCGAGTTTCCGTTGCGGGAGCATCCTCAACAGTTTCCTTACGAGTTGTTACCGCATAACCATTCTTAATAAGAGCATTCATTGAGCCTGTTACAGACGCAAATGGCACATCTAGTGCTTCCGCAATGCCCTTCTTTGTGAGTTCTTCGCCATAATGTTCCTTCATGTAATTGAGTACCTTTTCTGAATTTACTGTCATTTTTTCTTCTCCTTTTTTTTTCTCGGGTTTCCCCTTTGTTCTGTAATTATTATATAATAAATTTCTTAAAAAGTCAAGTATTAATCTTCCTTAATACTAAACTCTTCAATTGCGATTTTCTTTACCTCATCCTCAGTTTCAGCTTCAATAATTTTATTAAGCTTGGGGACAAGGTCAGTCTGATAACCAGACATTGCCTTCTGTAAAGTAGCAAGACGGTCCTGAATCTGATTTACAATAATCATTGCGCCAACTAGTAGCTTAGCAAAATCAGCTTTATCAAGTTCTGAACCATCATTAATTTTATCGTGAAGAGCGTTATAATCATCGCGCATTGTCTGTGCGGTTTTCAGCCCTTCTTCATCGTTCTTAGCTCTATCATAATCCATTACCTGTTCTGCCGATACGGCAGTGGCCTTGGCGAGCTCCTTAAACAGTTCCACGTATCTTTTATCCATTTTTTACTCCTTTTACTGCTCTTCCAGTAATTTTATATTTATTATCACCAGTCCAGAAAGCCTGTTTTACATAACCATCTTTATCTAGTTTAATTGCTTTTACGCCTTTTGTCATACGCCCAGTGTATCCAATTTCTGACAATGAATAGCAATTATAATAATCGGTATTACTTACAACAACTACTTTATCATCATCATCGCTACTAAGGATAACAGATACTAGCGCGTCATCATCTAGTTTAATAACTCCGATGCCCTTCTTTGCGCGAGTAAGATACTCAGAGGTATGACTCTTTTTAATAAACCCATTTTTCGTTACACAAGTTATAGATTGGAAGGCATTAAATGTACGACTATCAATTAGAAGAAGAGGCTTTTCGGCGCCAATTGGGAATATATCTGTAAGTTTTACTACTTGATTATATTTAATTTTATGAATTGTTTCACTATACATTTTCCCAGCGTCAGTAATTAATATCAAAGACCCTAGGTTTGTACTATAAAAAGCATCTTGTGCCTTTCCGCACTTTTCACCTTTTTTAATTATCTTGATATTATTACCATTCTGAAGAACAATAACATCTTCTTCTTTAATTTCTTCTGGTTCTTCTTCGTCTCCAAGAATATTCTCTACTCTTGTTCTACGAGCATCACCAAATTTCTGCGAAACATTATTCAATGCCTCAATCAATTTTTCATCTAACGCGGCAGGTTCATTTAATATGTATCTACATTCCGCAATAAATTTAACAAGTTCTTCCAGTTCTTCATTTAATTTTACGCCGTCAATTCTTGTTAGGGCCGATAGCTTCATAGCGAGAATAGCTTCAACTTGTGGCTTGTTAAACTTATATTTAGCTATAAGCGCTTCCGCGGCTTCTTTCGGACTTTCGGAAGCACGAATAATAGCAACAATATCATCAATATTTGCCACTGCTAAAAGCAATCCATTGACGATATTTTCGCGCGCGAGTGCTTTATCCAAGTCAAACTGGATCATGTTACGCTTACAATTACGGATATGTGTAATATAAGCATCACATGCATCGCGCCATCCAAATACCTTTGGAAAACGACCTTTATCTAGCAAAATCATATTGATAGAATAATGATTTTCTAGCATGGTATCATGATAAAGTTTCGCAATCATTTTATCAGGATTTTGTCCCTTAGAAAGATAGATACGAATATCTGCTTCCTGCTTGGTATAATCAATAACTTTATCAATGCCATATTCTGGATTATCATTTACTAGTGAAGCAAGTTGGTCCATTACTGTATTCGTAAATACACCATATGGAAGCTCAGTTGCTTGAAGCGCATGTTCCTTTGGGAGATATGTCATCTTTGCGCGCAAACGAATAGATTTTCCTTTTCCATTCTTTAAGCTTTCCTTAACTTCATCCGCATTAGTGATAAGGCCGCCAGTTGCGAAGTCTGGGGCACAATAAATTTCATTAAATGATACGTCTGGATTTTTAATAATTTTAATTAACGCATCATTCACTTCTTTGAGGTTAAACTGAGGAACGGAAGTTGCCATAGCAACCGCAATGCCCTGACATCCATTAACAATATTCCAATATCCAATAGAAGGAAATACAGATGGAATTTGTTCTGTACTATCATAGTTGTCATACCATTCGGTGATAGCATTTTTCTTTAGCCCGTTAAACATATAATCAGCGATTTCGCCAGACTTCATTTCAACATAACGGGCGGCAGCATGACTATCTGGAGATGAGGGATTGCCGTAGCTGCCTTGGACATCTTCCAATGGGTAGCGGCTTGACCAAGGACGAGCGGCGCGAATAAGAGCGTCGTACATTGCTACATCGCCGTGAACATATGATTGCGACATTGCCGCAGCGACGCTCTTCTGCGCCTTCTGGAACTTATCTTTATGAGTGAGTTTGTTGGTAAATTGTGCGTATAGACCCTGCCGCAAACCAATTTTCAGCATATCTCTTACATCAGGTAAAGACCTCTCTTGCGCAATTGATGCGCCATACTTTAAGAATGCATCCTCAATGGTGCGTTGAAAGTCTACATTTTTAATCATTATCTCACTCCTTTTCTTTATACTTTATTATATCATGAATTTGAAGAATTGTCAATTATTGAAATTTTTCTTTTAAAATTTCATACATTGCCAGTTGTACTTTTTCTGAGCTTTTCAAAATATATTTCGGATTATTAATACTTTGTGGTCGTCCTTCTAATGTAAAAATAAAATCATCTTTATATATATTTTGATTACAATATTGACATTGTGGAATAATATTACCACTTTTTAAAGGTAAATTTGGATTACAATGTCCTTTTTGTAATTTAACTTTTTGACCACTATATCTATGAATAGACCCTTCTTTTGCTCCACAAGTAGCACAACAATTATTGTAATTCTTTTTTAGTAATTCAAAGTCATCTGTAGTAATTGAAATGGCTCTAGCTTCTTGCTTGTTAATCCAAGCTGGATTTGGTTTTTCTAAAGTAAATAAACAATAATATCCTTTTTTTACCTTTTCTCCATTATACACTTCTCCATTATAAATCACACAATAACCTTTTTGTGCACCAAGATGGCGAACCTGCTGATCTCCGCTTGCTTTAGGATTTTGTGATAATACAAAATTAGATATAACATCTTTATGAATTGCTTTTCCTAAAAAATGATATAAATATATCAATTGATATGCCGCATTAGTATTTTCAGCTGGCATAATAATTCCATAAGATTGAAGATATTTTTGATGATATTCTTTAATTTTTATGTAATCATTGATTATTTCTTCTTTTGTTAATGGAATATATTTATCAATTAGTTCCATTCTCTTTTTCGATCCTTTCTTTTGCTAATGAAAAATATTCATCATTTAATTCAATTCCAATAAAATTACGATTAGTATGTATGCAAGCTATTCCAGTAGTTCCACTTCCTAAAAATGGATCACAAATTATCGCGCCCTCTGGAGAAAAGATTTTAATTAAATGCTCTATTAATTTAACTGGTTTTACTGTAAAATGAGCAACTGCATTTTTTTCTTTTGGTACTTCCATTACATTCCCAGGAAACATTCCATCAAGAGATTGAGTAGTATCTATTAATCCAATATTATATTTTAACCAATTTTGTACAAATGTACCTTCTTTTGGCTTTTGAGCTAGTACCATTGGTTCAATTTGAGGCTTTAATTGCGGTGTTTTTCTATCTCCTAGAGAAGTTATTATTTTTTCTTTTTCTTCTTCTGAAATATTCATTTTATGTACAAAATGATTTTGTGAAAATGCTTTTGCTTGTCCTTCTCGTTTCCAAATAAGCATATCCCTTATTTCAAATCCGCAATTTTCTACTGCCATTGCCATTCTATGATATAATCGTGCTTGAGAAAAACTAATATAGAATCCGCCAGGTTTTAAAATACGATATATTTCTTTTGAAATTACTTCCATAAATTTCTGTAATTCAATACCTTGTTTCGGATCAAATTTCATTCCAACTGGCATTGACTGTACTACATTTGCCTTACTAGCTTTTTCTTTTAATTTATCTACTTGCCAGTTATCACCCATACCATCAATAAAATATGGAGGATCTGTTATAACACAATCTATTGAATTGTTTGCAATTTGTTGTAATTCTATTCTACTATCTCCATGTAATAGCTATATATTAATTGGATATTTATTTATAGGTTTTTCTTTTTCTTTTTCCTTTTCTTTTTCTTTTTCTTTTTCTTTTTCTTTTTCTTTTTCTTTTTCTTTTTCTAGAAATTTATCACTAACATCAATATTTATATTCGATAATTGATATTTTACTGGTTTAGTATTAAGTTTTAGTAAATAATGTTCTTTTACTAAAGAAGTTAAAGAAGCACTAAAATATTGTTCTTGGCTTTTCTCATTTAAATCTTTTAATGTAAAAGAGGCATTTGAAAAATTTTTCTTAATACTCTCTAACGCTTGCTGTGCTTTGTCAGTCATCTCTGTCGCCTCCTTTAAGTATATTTTTATTTTTATAATACGGATTATATTCACACGACATACAATCATAACCATGTTGACTAATTTCTTTATTATGTAAAGTACAATATGCAATAGTATATTCAGCATTTTGTTCGAGAATATGTCTATTCATACATCCCATACCATTACGAACTAGTACATTATAATTTATGATTTTTTTATCCATAAATATTATTCTTTCTCACTTTCTATATTTATTATATCATAAATTTAGAGAATTGTCAATTAATAGTTTTTCAAAATATTTATCACGAATAAAAGTATTTTTATATTTTCTTAAAACACCACAAGGAGCATAATTTTGTGCTATCATATGATCGGAATCTGAAATCTCTTCTTGATTAATAATTAATAAATTATTTTCAAATATTGTTTCATCATCTTCAGTAGATAAGAAATTTATTTTAATAATGGCAGTATCTATTATATTGTTTTTATACGATACATATAATATATTCCAAGAAAGAATTTTTTTTACTTCAATCTCATCATTACCCAATGCATCTTTTAAAACTTTTGATACTGTTGGTGTATGAAATAGTTCTATTATTTCATACTCTTGAATTTCTTTTTCAATATTAAATATACCATCTTCACTAATAATTTTATTTTTAAAATATGGCCCAAAATAATAAAATCCTTGATTTTTATCCAAAGTGATTCTGAACCAATCTAAAGAACAATACATTATGTCAGAATTATTTTTTTTAATTGTTAAATTTAATGTTGGAGCATCATATGGATAATCTTTAATATAAGGAATTTTATCTAATTTATTTTCTGCTATTAAACACCAGTAATTAATTATCTCATTTTTATCCCATTTATACATCTTTTTCTGTTCTTTTGGTGTAGCAGTATCATAGGCACTTGTAAAATAAATACTATATTTTTCATTATAATTAAATACTTGTGTATTCATATCAAACTGTTTAAACCAAGATAACGGGATATTACCAGGAATTTTAACTGTATTATCTGGGAGAATAATTTTTGATAATTTAATTTTGTTTTCTACGAGTTTTCCATAGTTATTTTTTTTATATTGAGAGGAAATATTATCAAATTCTTCTCTAGTATAACTTATCCATTCAGGTTCAGGTAATTTAAAAGATGGACTAGAAAATTGCATATCCTTCTTATTTAAAGGCGGATGAAATTTCGTAATATAATATTTTTCATATAACATCATATCGCCATCTAAATCAAAAGTGGCTATATCAATTCTAGTTACTTTATTATATTCTGAATTTTCCCGCAAATGCTGTTTAAATCGTTCTATAAAGTTATTAGTTCGTCCTACATATAATAATTGGTCATTAATATAATATTTGTAAACGTAATATTTATTATCCATCTTAATTATTCTCAATACTAAAATTCATATTCTTAAATAAGGGAACTTCTTACTTATTTAAAGTAGCTTCATATTCTTTTACACGACGATAAAATGTACAGTGAGTTAAACCAACTTCTTTTGCCATAGCAGTGGCTGTTATTTCACCATTTTTCCATTTAGGATATAACTCGTAAAATAATGGTGGTACTTCTATACGTGGACGACCTTGTACTCCTGTGCCTCTATGTTCTTTTTTCTTTGCTTGAAAATTATATTCTTTGGGATCAACTTTTTGCCATAAAAGCATTATCTCTCCATCTATTATTAAACTTGCTTGTTCTGTATACTTTTGTGTTGTATTATATTTGGGATTAATTTGTGAAATTAACATAGTCTCTATAATATCTCTATCTGCTTTATTATTAACTATAGCATATTCAATAGTTGATACCTCTTGATATTGTTCTGGTTCAAGATGTTTATGCCCTTTTAATCGTTTATGAATATCATCAGCCTTACCAATATAAATAATTTCACCTTGCTTATTTTTAAATCTATATAATCCGCAAAGTCCAGTTTTCATATTTTATCTCCATAAAAATTTAATTATTCAAAATACTAAAATCCACGTTCTCAAATAAGAAGTCTCGGCGCCCTTCAACTTCCGTGCCCATCAACATTTGTAAACAATCTGCCGCAGCTTCAGCATCGCCAATTGTAAGAATATCCAGCCGCCTATTTTTCGGATGAAGCATAGACTCCTCCATATCCTCAGCGCGCATCTCCCCCAATCCTTTGTATCTTGATTGCTCCCATCCAGCATGAGTTTTTCTTAATTCTGTAAGCTCATCCTCATCATACGCATATACATGCTGCTTTCCTTTACTCAATCTGTAAAGGGGCGCCCGCAGCCAACCAAGTCTTCCTTCTTCAATGAATTTCGGCATTAGGACATAGAAGAGAGTTGTAATAAGGCACATAATATTATAGCCGTCAACGTCTGCGTCAACCGCAATCGCGACTTTTCCATAATTAAGTTTCTTACTACTATACCTTTCCTGAATGCCGCATCCAAGCGCCATAATGATATCAGAGACTTCCTGATTTTCCAGGCATTCATCTAGCGGATGCTTCATCAAGTTTTTAACCTTACCGCGCACAGCATATAATGCTTCTGTCTTAACATCACGCGCGGGCATCAGGCCACCTAATGCGGAATTACCTTCACAAATAATTAGCATTGAATCTTGACAGTGCTTTTCACAATCCTTATATTTATCTGAAGAAGTAACCTTACGCTTACGCTGTTCGGTTTCCTTTTTCTCCATATTAAGAATGGCATCTCTTGCTTTTGTCGCGGCGGCTTCCGCCTTCTCAATTTTACGAAGCATTTCTACAATCGCATTAAATTCATTTGAATGCTGAGTTGCCATATCTTTAAGCGCGTTGGAGAATGCGGTTGAAGCTAAGGTTCGTAATGAGGCGTTATTGATTTTAGACTTGGTCTGATTCGCAAAAGATGGATTTTCTACTTTACAATTAATTACATAAAATAGATTCTTACGAATATATTCACCATCAAAGGAGGCATTCGCAAGTGTATTGAATGTCTTGGTGATTGCGCTTCTCGCACCAGTAATTGGACTACCACCCTCGGGACATCTAAGACCGTTGACAAAAACATAACTGGTTTCATGCTTCGTGCCCCATTGAAAAGCAATCTCCAAACTGTCGGTACCATCTGTCGCCGAACCTGTAATAATACTTTTTTGAAGCGGCTTTTTTACATTCTCAGCGACAAAATCAATAATACCATTTTTCGCGCAATAAGTTTTCTCATCATTTTCATTTGATACTATAAATTCAATGCCTGGATAAAGATATGAAATATCTTTAATATCCTGACAGATTCGGTTAAAATCATAACCAATTGGACCATTTGAGAATACTTCAGGGTCTGGAATGAAGAAAATATAAGTGCCATTTTTTAGACCACTCACTTTTCTTTCTTCATAACTATCCAAAATCCCTTTATTGAAGGTTGCTGTTGCCTTTGCTCCATCACGAATACTAGTAACTTCAAATCGTGTAGAGGAAAGACAAACGCACGAACCGCCAATTCCATTTAATCCTGAAGCATTCTTATAAGCATCATGTGAGAACTTGCCGCCAGTATGTGATTTAGTAAAGATAGAGACAAGTACGTTCTCTCCATCTTCTCTAATACCGAATGGAACTCCGCGCCCATAATCTCTAACGCTGATACCGTTAGTGGCGGGCTCTAAAGTAATTATTATCTTTTTGCCATATCCCGCAAGCGCTTCATCAGTACTGTTATTGATAATCTCTTTTAATGCCTGATAAGTTCCTTCGTTATCATCGCTTCCAAGATACATCTGAATTCTAGTACGGACACCTTCGCGGAAGTCTAAACTTTGAATAGAGTTAATATCATATGACTGGGACATTTACTCACTCCTTTCCTTTTTCTTATACATATATTATATCATAATTTTATTAAAAGTCAATTACTTAATTGCTTCTGATATTCAATGACTTGCTTAAACCACTCATATACTGGGCATCCGTCGTCAGGTAATCCCCAGCATACTGCGGTACGACATGGGCATCCATATTTATAAAGCCAACATCTTTTGTCTTTTTCAAGTTCTAAATTATATTTCAAAGGTGTATCCAAGTTCATTCACCGCCTTTTCAATACATTCATAAAGAAGATAACATCTAATTAAACAGTCTAGATAGCGCGCGGGCGCACCATGAAAATTCTCATTCTTTGCCAGTTCTAAATCCCAATCTGTTAGCACTTCAACAAGGTATCTAAGTCCATGTCCTACATAATCTTCGCATTCTTCTTCGGAAGCATAGTAGAACGGACCATTACCAGTAATCTCATCTACATCCCAGAGGTCTTCTTCAAGCCGCTGAATGTAGTCATCATATGTTTCATCTGGTTCTTGGAACATCTGATTATCATTAATATATTCTTTAATATCGTTAGTTATTGCTCTTCTATAATCGTACATATTATTCTCCCATTCTAATGCTAAAGCCAGCAAGTTTTAGGTTAAAGTCCTTTGAAATATATTCTTCTGCTACATCTTCTAGTTTATGAATAAATAGAGGTTTTTCTGGGTCAAAATTACCATAAAGTACATCTGCTAGGTCAATAATGTCTAAAGAGTCAAAGCCGTATGCCTGCGCTTTTGCGGCCAAAGCTCGCTTATTGGTTGTTAGAATCATACCATCGGCTTCAATGGCGGCTTCCATTAGTTCTCGTGTTTTACCAGTTCCAAGTGGTCTAGCAATTACTTTCATTTAAGTTCATCTCCTACAATTGTATAAATCTCTCTATTATCATACACGCGTACGAATGTATAATCTTTTTGTACTAATTCTTTGTATTTATTTTCATCTGTAATTTCTACTATGTATTTATATTTACCTGTAGGAATTTCATATAGATTCGTTTTAAAAGTAATACCAACTACTACAAGTATTATAAATATTGATAAACAAATAATTCCAACTTTTTCGTGTTCAAAAAACATTCCCGCAAGACCAATCATAAATGTAAAGGTAGCTATAGCTATTATTAATATTCCTAATATTCCTGCTTCCGTAACAGGACCATAATCAACTAATATTTCCATTATCTTCTCCTTATGTCGCAATTCGGGCAGTATGATTCATACTCTGGATTATATAAGATACTTACCACTCTACATTCAGGGCATTTATATGCCATAACTTCATCAGTAGCGATTGTTGGTGCAGTATCAATTATATTTTGTGCTTTCTCCATAAGTTCTTTTGCGAACTCAAAGACTTTTTCTTCATCGCATTCGTCCCAATTTAAAGAATATTCATTCATTAGGTCGCGTATCATACCATCTCTATCCAGTGATGGCGCATTGAGGTCGCAGTCATCTCGATAAATTAGTTCGCGCATTCCCACTTCACCTTTCTCCCGCAATAGGGGCAGTAATTAGCATCCCATGAAATAATTTCTTGGCATTTACCGCAACGATATCCTTTATATCTATTGCTATCTCCTACAGGATATTTTTCATCTATAATATCTATTGGCTCAACAGGTTTCTGCTCTTCCAGCAAATCAATGGCGCTATTTATAGCCTGCCCAATTCTGATGCGTAGTTCTCGAGTAAGTGTTATCTGCGTATTGCCCAATATGAATTTTGCCGTGTTCAAATCATTGATAACATTCTCTGTTGCACTCATTCCCATTTCACTTCCTCATACACCCATCTCATGTGCTCTATTAGCCCATTCGCTATACTGTCTATCTTTCAACCAACCTTCCATCTGCTTTTTGGAAATATTGCTTCGCGAGGTTTTCTGTTCTTTCAGTAGGGTAATAGCATCATTATTAACTATGGCAATACAATTATTGTCATCATAACTGAAGTGACTATGATGATAAGGGCAACTATTACAAGCATTATCATCATTTTCTCCCATCCATTTTGCACAAGACTCCAACCCTTTAATAACTTTCTCACGATCAATCATTTCTACTTTATCCTCTTTCCTCTTTTTTATATTATACTTCAATTTAAATTAAAAGTCAATGTTTAGCTGCGATATAAACTGTATAGTGGCGTACATGCATTCCTTCACGGAGCATATCAGTTTCTTCTTCATATTCGTAGAGGCGGTCCCGTATAATAGCATCCGCAATCTGTATGGCGGCTTGGTGCGCCAGTTCAATTTCTGTTAAAGGATAATCATCTCTATATGTAATTATTGTTTTACACAATTTAATTGGATAAGTTGAATGTATTACCTTTGGCTCAATTGTATATTTATATGTATATCCACCTAATTTATGAATAAGCCATGCTTTAATTTTTTCTAGCATATTTTTCTAGCTCCTCAAAATATTTTTTAAAAAATTCGGTTTCCTTATCAGGCTCAGACCACGGACAATCATCGCATGTTATTCCTTCTTCATTATCTGCGTAAGGGCAAAAACCAGTTGTTATAATTTGGCACATATTGTTCTCCTCTGCGCGCAGCGCCATATCATTATTTAAATATTATTATTTTTATTATTTATATATTAATTATATATTAATATTACTCCCAGGTTTTTCGGACCATTGGTACGATTTTCGGACGAATGGAACGGTTTTCGTACTGATTGGTACGGTTTTCGGACGCGAATGGTACGATTTTCGTATCAATAAAAGTGAATGGTACGATTTTCGGAATGAATGGTACGAAAATCGTTAATCATATTTTTGGCGCCATGTATCAGGCACGGCATTAAAATATAATTTATTCGGGCTCTCAGCATCTTCTATTATAACTCCTTTTCTTTTAAGTTCTGCGACAGAGTCGCTGACACTAGACTTTTTGATACCCATAGCATGTTCAATTGCTGCGGGAGAGAAAAATACATATCCTTTATTTCGCCATCGGAGTAAATAAAGCCAAATCTTAAAGGCATTGCCATTCAATTCTGACGCGGCGGCATCTATATATTTATAATCCATAGGATAATAATACCCGTCCGTTTCTGTATTTTTCTTATGCTCTAACAAATCCGCATTAAGAATATCCATCCTTTTTTGATTTGCGTAATTCGCCATATCGTTGCTCCTCTAGTAATATTTCCATTCTATCTAGTAATTTTGCTGATGGATTTCTTAATCTACGAAAAATCCTACTTAAATGTTCTTGTGAACACCCGATTTTCTCTGCCGCGTCAGTTTGCGTCCATCCTTGCTGATAAATAAATAGCTCAAATTCATTTATAATATCTCTTGTCATTTTCTACCTGCCTCATTGGCATAAACTTGGGTATAGTAAATTACCTACTCTTATAGAATAGGTAATATAAAATTATTCTTCACTTAAAAATTTTTCTAGTTTTTCACGAGTAGTAAAGATGGTTCCGTTTGTATAAGCTTCTACATCAAATCCATACGCAACCTGTTCGCGCCGAAAATCATCATTTTTTCCCATATCCGGCCCGAAGCCCAATTCATTTGCGAGTTCATCGTCTGGTGCGTAAATAATGCTATTTGGGTCTACTTTTTCCCATCCAAAAGACTCACTATTCGTTGCTGGATAAAATCCATCCATTTCATAGGTTTCATTAAGATAACCTTTTACACACCAAAAAGCATAATACCAATTCTCAAATTTTTGTGTGGCAGCATCATATACGATAAACGGGATTGCGCTCTCATCATTCCATTCAAGCGCCTCAGCAATCGTATCTGAATCAAGCTGGTCCTTCGTATAAGTTTCGTTTAAACTATAATCTCCAACATAAGTATAATCAAGGGGATAATATTTAGCACAATCTTTAAATGTCATTAGTAATCAAACTCCATATAATAATGATAGCCGTTTTCTTCGGTTTCTTCAAAATCTCGCAGAATCTCGCATAAGCGAGGTACTGTCTCAAAGCCACCAAAATAATCTTCATTATGGGTAGCAATTTCAATCAGTTCTTCAACATTTTCGCGCGAAAGTTCAAGATATTCGCCGCAATCATTATTTATATCAATGAATGACGCTGCGCTTAGAAGGTCCCAGAATTTTCTAGCATAATATACTTCTTGTACTGCATCGGAATTATACCAATTATCGGCCTCAAATGCTTTCTTGGTACGAGCTTTGAAAATATAAATATCCAAACCCATTTTCATTCTCCTTTCCTTTTTTCTATAATTATTATAACATAATTTTAGAAAAAGTCAAATAATAGGAGCTCAATTGTTTGAGCTCCTACTATTTATGCCCATGCCATACATGATTTAATATAATCATCCGGAATTTCTAAATATTGTTTCATAATCAATGTATCATCAGCATAGTGGCCTTCTTCTAAACGCTTTTGTACTTCTTGTTTAGAAGCGAGGCAGAAATAGTCGTCATTCATGGAAGCAAGGCAACCATTGGCATTAGCACATATTCCACAGGTTCTATTACCAAATCCGCACATTATTAAAACTCCTCTGGTATATAAATAGACCATTCCGTACCATTTTGTGTCATAGGAAACCATTGTTCGCCATTATACAGATATCCTTCTATAGTTTTTTTTGATAATCGTGTAACCGTGACATGATGTGGAGAAGTTTGTTTTACTTCATCGCCATTAAACCATTCTTTAATTTTATTAAATGTAATCTCATCAGCACAATAGAAGCGCTGAAATATAGGCTCTTCAGCAACTACTGTGCCAAGCGGCCATGCGCGTTGAATTTCAAATAAAGAGTTATACATTTTCTTTCTCCTTAATAATTAAGTTAAGAATAATGCCAGTAATAATTGCTAGACAAATGCCGCTAATTCCAAATGAGCGATAGTTAATGGATAAACCAGAAGTACCAACCATCAACATTACCGCGAAAATCCAAATAGTTTTTTCATTATTAAAATTGATATTGGTTTGCTTTAGAAATTTAATAGCTGATGCGCCAATCATACCATAGCAGCAAATGGATGCACCTGCGAAGGTAGCATTAGGAAGTGCTTGAATAAAACTATTAAATGGACCAAAGAAGCCTAGTAAAATTAGCTCAATTGCGGCAAGAAGCGTGACATAGACACTAGCACATTTGCTAATAAGAATAGTTGATAGGTTTTCTGTATAAGTGGTATTAGGTTGTGCGCCGATAATTGTGCCAATAAATGAGCCAATTCCATCGCCGACTAATGTTTTCTGTAAGCCAGGTGTCTCTAAGAAATTTCTTTCACAAATATTGGAAGCATTAATCATATCGCCAAGGTGTTCAGCAAGCGCGCCAAGGGCTACTAATGTAAAGCTGAGTAAAATTTGTGGCATTACTGACCAGTCAAAAGTATTGAAATTAATGTGGAAGAACGCAAAGTCAGGAACCATAAAGAGTTGTATATTTTTAAAGTGATTAAGATTAACTAAATCAGCAACATTCGTAACAGTTAAAATAATACAAACAATATAACTACAAAGTACGCCGAATAGGATAGGCCATCTCTTCATTAACCCTTTTCCATAAAAAGCAAATAGTAGTACAAATAGCATACTAAGGAAAGTAATTCCTACGCCAAGAGGAGAATAAACTCCATTAACCTGCGCGTAAGTAGGAATAAAAAAGCCAAGTTGAATAGAGATAATAAGAATAATTGCGCCAGACATTACTGGTGTAATTAATTTTGTTATCCAACCAATGCCAAATTTTTTAATAGCTACTGCGGCGAGACAATAAATAATAGCAATTGTGAGTCCGCCGAACATTACACCAAGCAAATTCTTTTCTACTCCGCTACATAGCATAATTGCGCCAATAACAGCACTAACAGTAGCTCCACTATTAGAGATAACAATCGGCGCAGAGAATTTTGTGATACAGAGAAAGAAAATCGTAGAGATACCTGCGGCGACTAAACCCGCACTAAGATTTGTGCCGCAAATTAGCGCAATTAGTAGTGTTGCTGTGATACAAGAAAATAGAACCTGAAATGAATATCCTAGATATTCTTTCATTGTCTTTGGTTTGTCGTTTACTTCATAAATTAAATTACTCATAATAAATTAGTCTCCTTCTACATAATAATGTCCATCTTCATCTTCTACTTCCCAATGAACACCATAATTTTCTTCTTTATATTCTGGAAAGTGAGTACCCCACCGTCCTTCATTTCCGCGTACGATAAATTCAGAATACCACTTAACATGCTGGATTGTTTTCCATTCTGCTTTATCTATTTCATCATTCCAATAAGATTGCTGTGTAAAATAAGTAAAATTACCTTCAGATAGAATAATAGGACAATGTTCTTCTACCCAAGCACGCGGTGCCGCAATACACCAGTTAATTGAAGCATCAAGGTATGCGGCATTTACGCAGAGCTGATTTTCCTTACACCATTCATCATCGCAGAATTTATTATTTGAAATCCAATAAATGAACGGTTCTTCTGATGGATAATCGCGCCCAGAAAACCAGTTGTTTAATTGTAAATGAATAATATCGTTCATATTTAATAAACTTCCTTTATATTACTTACATTTTTTAATACATTAGACCATATTTTTTCTGTATTATCCCAATAATCACTACCACCAACAATAGGATTATGGGCCGTAGTATATGTTATTTCGTAGGGGTGAATTTTAAAAGTATCGTTACTCGTGCAAGTTACATATTTTTTCCACCAATCATCACCAGTGGTATCATCGCAAGTGACATTCCAATTATTTCTGATACAATCGCACTATCTTACCCAAGGTGCATTAATGCGGCCGCAGCGAGGGCACTCCCAACCTTTTTCAGCGCGATAAGAAGGATTACCGTAAGTATAAGTTGTACTTGTACTAGTTCCTGCAGTTGACTCTCCAGTCTAAACTTTATCTGTCGTATTTATATTCATATTTACCTCCAATCTGACACGGACTCATTAGGCATAGTTGTATCAAATTCATATTCTTTTTCCTTTACAAAAGCAATAGCATCTTCTATATTTGATACGAGAATACCGCCTTGTTTGATAAGTCCGGTTACATATAAGTTTTGATAGCTGTATTGCTGTTCTCCTAATGCGGCAGCGCCACCTTTGTCCTTTGCTTCGCTATGTGTTAAATACATTTGCCTATTATCTGTACAGATACCAACAATATATTTATGGTCGCCACGCTCAATTTTCTCATGAAATTTACCAATTTCGGCGCAAGTACCACTAGGCAAAACATCTCCGTCTATACAGGCAATAAGAATATCTGTTGCGTTTAAGCGAATATTATCGCCATTCGCAATTTCCTGAGAACCAGCAAACTTCTTCTTTCCTTCAACACCGTTAATATCGGTATTTTCCACGGGAGAATATAAATCAACATCTGGAATAGCATCACGAATTTTCTTTGCCCATTCAGTATTACGAAGCAAATCGCCATAGGTAAAGATAGGGCCGGCTAAATAAATTTTCATATTATTCCTCCTTATGTGTCAAGTCCCAAAGAATGTCATACATCTCCTGCTTAAAGTCTTCTGGCTGCTGGTCTAATGGTAGCATCCACCAAGCAAGTCCGGCATCTGGATGACGATTAAAATATTCGTCAATCATCTTGTCATATAAATCCTTCATATTATTCCTCCCAATATTTCTCCTTTTTTCTTTTATTATACCTTAAATTTAGAAAAAAGTCAAATAAAAAAGTGGGCGCCAAAATGGCGCCCACTTGTCAAATGTTTTCTGAATAAGCCCATTTATAACCATAGGCAGTTTTACGTCTTCCTTTACATGCGCTTATAATATTAGAAGAATTTGGTTGCTTGCCTAATGAAAGGTTAGCTTCTGCTATACTATTGAAAGTTTGTATAAAGTTTCCATTTAGATCATACTGATTAATTTTTTTACGATTGCATCCCTATTGATTAAGCTAGCCAAAAGTGCGCCTTTCTTGTTCTGAAACATTATTTTCCTTAAGAGCCCTTCTAATGGTATCTACCGAGCAATTAAATTGTTTCATAAGGGTTTTATAATCTGGTGTAATTTTCCAAGCATTATAAATTGCCGTACGGTCATATTTACGCTATGATTGACTAATAGAAGAGGCTACACGCGACATTCTATCAGCAATATCAACTCCGTAGGCATCTAAGGCTCGGGCAATAGTATTTCTATCATAATTTAATTTGGTGGCTATTGCCTTTACTCCAAGTTCTGGGTGACTTATCCATTCTTGATAAATAGCGTCATAATCTATTATAGAAAGAATTCCTCCACCTGGAGAAATATTATATCCAATCATTGGGTTTGTAGCGTCATATAATTCTATATAATACTATTCCCTTTCATTAGCGGCTTCCAAGGTGGGGATTTTATCTTCTAATAATTCAGTAGTAACATTTTCCCATCCATACTTATCAATTGCTCGCTACATTAACGGACAGCTCTTATATCCTCGTCCATTTTGAAAACGTGCTAATAAACTTTTTTTAGTTTGTCCTATATAAATCTTTCCATTTGGAAAAGTGTGCTTATAAATTTTCCACATATTATCACTCCTCACTAAGTGTTAAAATAAGGGCTTGTTGAGTGAGCAACATTATCTCAGGAGTTAATTACTCTCCCGCTTCCCCTTTTTATAATTATATCATATTCATATTAAAAAGTCAAGTATTAAACTGGTGGTCTCATTTTATCACACAATGCTGCAACGGGACCACGCTCTGATTTTAATAACTTAACCATGCCAAATAAAGGGTCATCATTTAAATGACATATCATTGACCGTATTCCATTGTTTTGTTCAAACTTATGAGAGTCTATTTGAGCTACATCTCCGCAAAAAATTAATTCGCTGCCGTCCTCAATACGACTCATGAGTAATGTAACTAATTTATCATCCATATTTTCACATTCATCGCAAATGACAATAGTATCTTTAATTGACCTTCCTCTAATATGTGATAATGGAAAAATTTCAATTATACCAGAATCAATAAGAGAATCTAGCATTTCCTGCCCACCTAGATGGTCTGTTAAAGGACCTCCCCAAATTGACATTTTTTCACGCAAGTCTCCTGGCAAAAAACCTATGTCATTAGTATTAGCAACTATGATATTATTGCGAATAAATAATAATTTTTTAAAATTACCTTTTCCAACCTATTCAAGTCCATATGTTAAAGCAATAAGAGTTTTTCCACCACCCCAAGCAGATGTTAATAATTTTACTCTTATATTTTTATTCTACAATAAATCAAATGCCATTTTCTATTCTAGATTGCGTGGTTTTAAAATTTCATTAAGATATGGATTTTTCATTTCTTTATATTTTAAAGGCCGATATTCATTACCCGTCCAGAATAGGATATCTTTTAATTCACTGTTTTTATAAATTTCGCAAAACTCATTATTTTTAGCCTTAAGTATATTTATCTTTGGATCAGAGTATAACATTGATAATTCATTATCATCAGGATAGTATTTTGCCCAACCACACCATTCATCTTCCTTTGGCTTCTCGTTGGCTGTATAAACTGCCATTAAACGAGGCATTTGTAGCGCGAATGTGTATTGAGCGGCATCGCAAGTCATGAATATAACATCTTCTCCATTTTCTTCCGCATATAATTCTGCGGCGCAAAGGATACGATGGTCATTGATATCACTTAGGAAATTATATTTTTTAAGCATCTTATCTATTTTATGATTATTAGATGTAATCACAGAATAGCAAGCACCGCTAACAATTTTCCTAATTGCCTCACGAGCATTATATTTTAATTCCTAAGAAGCATGATCATTGGTTTTAATATGTTCTAATTCAGATAAAGTTAAAGGGCTGATAGCTACCTGAGCTTCAGCCGCGTTCCAATGTAAAACAGCAGATGTATCTGCCCAATGTTTAATCATTTATCATCAACTCCGTAAATGCGATCAATTAGTCCAAGTTCTTTCATCTCGGTTGATTTGATAAACCACTGCTGACGAGCATGTTTATCATATAACTCGGCACTAATGTTAGTATTGTCAATAATAAATTGACGAATATCAGCATCTACTCGTTTATTAAAATCCATAATGTCATCCGCGGTTCGTGCTTCACTAGACTCCAAAGCGACATATCCATCATGTAGTAATACATATGACGCTGGGAAACAATATCTTGTTACATTCTCATTTTTCCCGCCGCCAGCAAGAATAATTCCTGCCATACTTGCGGCAATTCCTGGAACGATAATATGTAATGGTTTGGAATACTGAGAAATATATTGGGCTAGGTAGAAACCATTTGATACATCGCCACCGCAAGAATTTAATATAATCGTGACGGGGTCTTTTGAATCGTCCTTTTCAAATTCACGCATTGGAAGGAATACCTTTTCTACAGTAGCATCAGTTACATATTCATTCATAACAATTGTTCTATTATCTAGAAGCTGATGAAAATACTGATACATTACTGGATCAAAACCATATTTTTCTACCGAGCCAAATAGTTCTTCTAAATCCATAAGTCCTCCTCAGCATTTTTTAAAAATGCTTAGTTAATAATTTTTGATAGCGTACAATCTTCAGGGGAAATATCGCCTTTACGAATTGATTTTAAGTAAGGGTGGCGGATACTTAAGCCATTCGCATTACTAAGGGCCATGCCGCCAATAGTAACCGGGCATAAATACCATTCATTAAAGTTATTCTTTAATTGTTCTTTAAAATCATCCGTTAAACCGGCAACTTTACATAACTGTTGTAGTTGATGATTATTATCATATACGCTTACATAGATGGCTCCGGGCCATTCCATATACGCACCACGGCTAATTGGTTTAATCGTGCGCCCAGATTGATAATCACCAAACAGTTGTCCCTGTAGTTTTTCGCCAGTACGGGTGTCTCGCCAATACATCCATGTACCAACATCTTTTCCGCTATAATCTTCAGCGGCGGGTTCAGTGCCTGTAATTACACAGTCAATAAGGTTCTCAAGTTCTCGCTTCACTTTGAGAGTCTTATGTGCGGTTCGCTTACCTGGTTCTGGTAATCCAGAATTCTTGTAGCAAACAACACCTTCTCCTCCCGCAGAAAATATCATATTAAGTTTATCATAAAAGTTTTCATCCATTGGATAATAATGAACATAAGTTACCAAAGGATGATTAATGCGCTCCGCGGCAGCCTTAACATATTTCTGCCGCTCAATCCAAGGCGTATTCATTAAGTCCTGCCCATCATAAAACCAGATATCAAAAATACGCCACTTAAGCTTTTGATTGCGAAACTCATTGTTCTCAATATCTCGCTTATCTTTAGCTGAAAATTTGATATTTTTAGATGCTTCAATATAAAACTCTGAGTCTTGAATGCTCTTTGATTTTATTGGACTCGCGCGCAATACAGAACCAACATTTCTGTCAATTCCTTTATCATAATATACTTCACCCATAATGCGTGTGGGCTTATCAAATGCGGCAGCAACCGCATTAAAGAAGAATAGTCTATCTTCAATGCGGCCGAATTCTTTAGTAACAGTGCTAACGCCGCGACTAATAATACGCTTATCTCCATCAAAATCACAGATAAAAGCACTATAGTTCCCGTCTGTTTTGAGCTGAAAACTATATAAACCGGAGTTAATCATTTTACTTAGTTCAAGTTCGCGCTTTTCTTTTGAATAGGTTGAAGGAAAACTCCAGTACTTTTCTGGGTCTAATTCTCTTAGTAGCATAATTACTCCTTTTCAATTAGATTGAGGTCTTCAAGAATAGCAACCGCGCTATCTTTAAGTTCTTCCAATCCAGCCTCATTATGAACAATATAATTAAAGGAAAAATCATCTAGAGAGGTTTCACTCGGATGAACTAACTGTTCAGGCGTAAAGACAGGATTTACCCAAGCCGTTCCATCCGCATTTGTTCGTTCTACTCTAATACAAGTAAGAGAAGGAAATTTTTCCATTACTATCTGAACTTCATTTTCAAAGCGTGCGTCTGGAATAATTGCTACATCAAATTCATCTTCAAAAGCTGAAACCAAATCGGCTACAATATTTACCCAGAAATTAGGATACTTAGCGCGCACTACATCAGTTCCAATATGCTGGAGAAGCGTGCGCCCGCGCTCATCTTTCTTTCCATCCCAATTAAAGTAATCACGAAGTACCCATTTTACAGCATCTGCATAATGGATAACAAGTACTCGCTGATGATGCTTCTCAAGTTCTTCCTTCATAAAATGTCCAATCATGTCTTTGCCTGCGCCAGACTTACCAGAAATAATAATAACTTTATTCATTTTCTATTTTCTCCATTTCTATATTAAAATAAAATTTTAAATAATCCTACTCTTCTTCAGTGTGATTATAGGCTGTATAAGCCTCTAGAAATTTTGTTGCGCTTACAGGCGGCAAAGAGGAAGCAAGCCGCCAAGCAATTTCAGCATCAGCGCGCAACTATTCGCTAATATCTGGAAACAGTTCCGTCATTTAGGACCCTCCTTTTGAAGTTTATTAAGGATGTCAAAAAAGGCTTGTACTTCTTCTTTGCTTTCAAGATGATATTGCCGAATCTTTTTGGGCGCCATTCGTTCATCGTTTTCGGGCAGCTCGTAAATATAATAGGTTTCATTCTGCTCTGCATCAATGATACGTTCAGTGATTATATGACCTGTTTTTTTGCTTACAAGTTTAATATGAACATTATCTTCATTATATTCTTTTTCCATATCAAAACAGGAAGTCTTCATTTCTCCAATTAGCCCGGCATACTCGTCTCGTTCTACTTGATAAATTTCTTTATTCATTATTTATACCTCTAAAATTATCTTTAAGTGTTTGCGCCTCAAGCTGCGCGAGACGGTCGCACTCATTATTCCAATAATTATTGGCATGTGCTTTGACTTTTGTAAAATAATACCAAAAATTGTCAAAGTATGGAATAATTTCCATCCAAAGCTTGGCATTTGCGACTGGGTCTCCTCTAGCGTTAGTCCAGCCGTTTTTTAGCCAAGTTTCATACCAATGTTTTTCAAAGCAATTAATTGCGTAAGCGGAATCACTATATATAATAGTTCGTTCGTTGGGATGCCGGTTTTGCCGCGCGAATTCTAAAGCATTGCGAATTGCCATTAATTCCATTCGCTGATTTGTGGTACCTTCTTCGCAGCCGGAAGCTCTATATAGAAACACCCCACCGCGTAATGCGATAAAACTCCACCCGCCGAAGCGAGTATTTCCTAGGCTTTTACATGACCCATCTGTATAGATTTCTAGGGTTGAAATTTGTTCAGCACTACGTTTTTCCTGTATCATTACAACTTTCTCTCCTGTTCTTTGTTATAATTTATTATATAATAAATTAAGAAAAAAGTCAATTATTTAAGAAAGTCGTTTTGATCTAGTCTCTTTTTATAAATAGATTGTATCCACTCGTATTCTGTATTGAATACGCCATTTTGATCGTCGGTTCGTTTTAGAAGTTTCACATATTTATCATGTAGGTCGGAAATATGCCTAAACTCATCATGTGAGTGATTTATTCCATTTCTACATGAATTTGCGAACTCTAAAATCTCCCAACGAATTCTGTCTTTTTCATTCGCATCAATATCCGTTTTAATTTCTTCAACGGAATCCTCAACATTCTCTAATTTTTTATTTATATCATGTGTAAGTAGTTTACCAATCCATTTTACGAATGATGAAATTGGATTCCATTTAATCGGAGTGATTTGAATGAAAATGGAAAATATTAGAAGAACTTGCACGAAATTATGTACGAGCCAATCTAATACGCGTTCAAGTTGTCCTTGGGTCATAGAGGTTCACCTCCTTTGGGGAGATTTTATATATAAACTCTATCCTTTTGGGGATAGAGATTATTACGGTAATATATTACGCATTAAAGTTAAAAAGCCTGCAGCAAATTCAATACTAATTTTATTATGTGACTATGCAAAGTCTCGTAGAACTGGCCATCTATCTTTAAGACGAGGTGCTTCCTGACGAGTATAGGGTACATTAGGAGCCTAAATAGATACTGTAAAAGCATTGCCATTTAAAATATTACTTTGAATTGCATCTTTGCCAGCCATTAATGCTTGATAAGTTGCATCTAAAAAAACAGAAGCTGGAAAATAAGTATCCTGTAATTTATATAAATGAATGTTAGTAACATTATTATACATAGAATTTTCAGCTATATCTCGACCAATAATTGCAAAATCATCAAACATAAGCATACCTGCAAAAATCGCAAAGTATGATTCAAGAGGATTTTTATTAATTGCGCCTAAAGTATTGTCTGCTAAGTTATAAGCAGCGAATGTTAGCCAATCAGTGCTAATTCCTAACTATGCTCCTAAATTATTAATTGAATTAATATAATTAAATAAATTTAAATTTTTTCTTCCGAAAAGTATATTTTTTCCATTTGCTTGCGGCCATTTTCCTCGCTCCAATGTATTAAATGATTTATTAGATTCATGAAAAACAAATGCGTGTGATAATCCTTCTAATGAATTATTAAGCTATTCCATTTGATCCAAATATTCTTTTGAAATTTTGTTTGCATCATGCCCTATAGAATTAGATGATAAATCATCATAAATGCTATTTAATGTATTCTATACTATATTATTAGCCTGTTCATCTGGCATACCATTATTTATAACAATATGGCCTAATAGCATATCTGTTGCTAAATTTAGATTACCTAAATGTTTATGCGAATTAAATGCTGATGCTAAGCTAGATACTAGTTCATTATGAAAAGCTAATTTATTATCAAAGTTTGTATTTGGTTTCCAGGCAACGTGTACATGTTTTAATAGATTCTAGAAATATTTATTTTTATTTATAATAGGATCATTTTGTAATTGATTTCTAACTTTATCAAGTGCTTTTTTAGCTTTTTGTGAAACATTACGTTTATATTCTCTTACTTTATCAGTTACTGTGATACCATACATTTGTATTATTTCATCTAATAATTGCTAGTCTTGGTAAATACTATTAATATTAGTATCTGTTTCAAATTCGTTAAATTTAGTTTTTAATTTGTCAATAGTTTTTATAAAATTTTCAAATGAATATTCGTCTTTACTATATTTTAAATAGCCTTTATCATATAAAAACTAAGCTAATTGTTGTTGTATCATAGCGGTTGCGGCTGCAACATTACTAACTCCTTTTTTTCCAATTTGCGCTGCAATAAATTGCTATCCTTCTGGCCGCTATAAAAATAATAATGTTAATTGTCTAATCATTTCTTCTTGATGTAAAGTAAAATTTACTCTATAGGATGAGAAATCATTTAAAGTAGTTTCTAGCTACTAAACTAAATTTACCTAAGGTGTATTAACAACAGAAGTTTTATTAAATCCTTGTAATCTTGATTTATACTTGTTAAGATTAGTAATGACCATGTTAAAAGCTGTAATAAAAGTTTTATAATCAAAATTCTTAGGATTATCTTTTATAACCTCTAAAGCATCAATAATAATCTATTCTTCTGAGCCAATTTTCCCTAATGATTTTAATTCTTTAATTCTAGCATCTATAAACTATATTTCATGTGCCCTCTATGATGCTGCAACTTCTTTTAAAAAATTAAGACTTGTTTCTTCTGCATTTGATGGTGACTAAAACATATTTGTATTAAAAGCATTTCCGGTTGGAGAATTAGTAATTCCTAGTTGAGCATTAAACAAGCTTCCAATACGAGCAGATAAATTAATTCCATCATTCATTAGAGAAGTTAAATAAACATATGGATCACTTGGGGAAGGTATATAATATCCTGTATATCCTTTTCTTGACATATATAAGTTTTTGTCCATATTAACACTCCTCTTAAAAATAATTAAAAAATAAAACTGCCTCTCGGCAGCCTTCTTCTACATAAATAAGTTCTAAAATTACAGTTGAATTGTTTCAATCTGTTTTACTTGTCCATTTTTTTTAAGCTTAAACCCTTGTGCTTTACCCGTAAGCACATTAAGTACAAAAATTCTATTAGTAAACGCCACACCTGTATCCATATCAATTTTATCTCCAGTATAATCTGGATTAAAACGTCCGCAATATTTATATGGTTTTGCGACAATACACCCTTTTCCGAAATGCCGCAATAATACACTAGTAGGAGTATGCCCATGAATACATGTTCTACCGGGCGCCCATCCATAACTAAAGGCATGTCTATCCCATAATAGAAAATCTGTATCATCTTTATCTGGTGTAATCTCGTGATATTCACACTCATTTACGCGCATAAAAGTAGGATAAACTCCACCTGCATGACAAAAATCATAATGCTCATAACTAAGTGTATAAGGAAGATTGTCAATTTTTTCTACAACATCCATTGGCATTCCATCCATTATCCAATCTGTTAATGTTTCCATCCCACCGTTATTAATTGAAAGCTGGATATCATTATATTTATAATCAAACATCATTGTTGATTTTAATACAGTATAAGCGCGTTCGCGAGTAGTATTTGTAAAATCAAATTTTTCTTTAAGTTGCCGCGCCGCCTTGATAAAAATATCTTCATGATTGCCTTTGAGATAAATAATATTTGGATTGTCAAGCATTTCTTTCATAATGCTATATCCATCTGTTCCTCTGTCAATAGCATCGCCGCCGAAAATAATAGTGGGACTATCATCTTCTTTAAAGCAATATTCTATTATGGCATCATATAATGCACGGATGCCATGTATGTCTGTAAAATAATATATATTATGCATTATTCTCATCCTGTTTCATATTTCTTCACCTCATAATTTAATTATAACATAGTTCTAAAAAAAGTCAAATAAAAAGAGGGCATTATTCGCCCTCTTCGGTGAGATTAATAATAGGAGTTGCCCCGCCAGTAATTGTGGGCAGTTGTCCATTCCATGTATTAATTTTTGTATATTCAATTAGTTCAGGCGTTAGCGACTGGTTCATTTTCTTATTGGCTTCTGCCTTTGCTTCTGCCTCAACCTGAATAGCATAAGCTTTTGCGTCTGCTTCAATCTTAGCCACATCTGCGGCGGCCTGCGCGGCAATGCGGTCGCGTTCGGCTTTCTGTGTAGCTTCCATAGTCTGCTGCTCCTGCTGCGTCTGAGCGCGCTGCTTTTCCTGTGTAGCAACCTGCTTTGCTTCTACACTATTTGTATAAGCATCAGAGAAATCTACATCTTCAATTGCTACACTAATAATATTTAAGCCCTGTTTCTTTAAATCTTCACTAAGCAAATTAGCAATTTTAACTGATAGAGTATTGCGCTCGGCAATAAGGTTTTCAGCAGTATACTGACTAAATACTGTCTTTACATCCTCAAGGATACGCGGCATCGCAATAATATTAAGATAATCCGTACCGACATTTTTATATAAATCCATTGCTACGGTCTTGTTAATATTTAAATTAACAGACCCAGCAATAGATACTTCTTGGATATCAGATGAGAAAGCTTGTAGGCTAAAGGAAACTTTCTGTTCACGATTATCCATTTTAATTACATTGTCCCACGGCGCATGGAACTTAATTCCTGCGTCAAGCACTTCATCATGTACCTTACCAAAGGTAGTTACGATACCAGTATATCCAGTAGGAACATATGAAATACAAGCGCAAATTGCCAAAATAACGGCAAGTACAATGCCTATTAGCGGCAAAGCAATCTTCAATGAAGGATGTCGCCTTCTGTCAACCACTGCGGCGGCAATAAAGCCACTAATAAGTGCGAAGAAAGCTAAAATTAATAGTCCCATTACTTTTCAAGCCTCCGAATCTTTCTTTTAAGTTTGTTGACAATGCCGCGATTGCCTTCTGCATCACGGGCATTTAGTAGGTTAATTCTTGCTTGATACTTTTTAATAAGAACTTCGTTAGTCATTTTTTAATCCTCCCAAGGTAATTTACATCCATTAATAGGTTCCATATCTTTAAATGGCACTTCTATCACTGTAAAGCCGCCACTAAATATAAGAGTACAAGTTTGGGTGGCTTTGTCGTAATTACAGATTTTCGCGCAAGCGACGCCGCCACCAGGAATATGAAGCCATCCAAACCATATTTTATTCAAGTTCTTTGGCCTCCTCTTTTAAAGGACAATCTTCTGGTTCAATATTGTTCCAATATTCCCAATTTATAAAACGGGATGTTTTAACGCACATTACGAAATTGCCAAATTGGTCTTTAAGATAAGGGCATTTATCACATTGATTCATTATTATCTTCCTCAACAATTTCCTGCGCTTCTTCCATATCAGGTGCGGCTGCTTCATCCTTCGCAATGCCTTCCAGTACCTTGAAGGAGAAGTTCTTATGCTTATACACCGCAAAGTTAGACCGATTACAAATACGAGCAACTACGCCTTCACGCACATGAGTCTTTCCGATAGGGTCAGGGCCATCATAGTACTCTTCAACCTTACGCACTACATATTCTCCCGGATTTACACCGTCAGGAATAATAAAGCGCTCAAATTCAGGAACAACATTTACGCCCCACTGTTCGCAACAAAGCTTAATCTGGTCAGGAGAGAATTCCATTACAAATCCATCTTCATTGGTCATAGTGATACGATAAACATAAAGTTCGCAACAAGGATGATATACGCCAGTCTCAAGAGGTTCTTCCATTTCATACTTATGGTCTTGTACGCATCCATAAGAGAAGGTAGTCATTTCTCCGTATTGCTGTGCGAATGCCTTGTCTTTAATCTTGCTATTAGCGACTTGGCCCATAATTGAAGCGCCGTTAGGTCCCTGGAAACCCACCACTTCATAGTAGACAGTAATGCCGCGAGGAAGTTTACCGTCAAACTTAGCAGCCATAGCATAGCGAAAATCATCGCTTTCATAAAATCCACCCTTGCGTTCGCCCGCGAGAACTACACGACGAGTACCGGTAATGTTTTCATATTCGGTGTAGGTCTTTACAGGACGATGAAATAGTTTCTGAATAAAGTTCTGCTTGCGTTCATGAATTACTGGCAGATTACCAGTGCGCTGAGAGGTACCATGCATCTTGAGGGTTAGCTGTACGATATCGCCAGTATGAAACTTATCAAGATTATAAGCAAGCTGCTCGGTCTCTACATGTTCTGCGAACAGAGGACAAATATTCTTCTTTACTCCCTTAAGATGCGGCATAGAGCCGGCGCGAGCAGGATTAACACGCGGAATGTACTTCTCACAAATGGTTTCACCATTAAGAACAGTAATTTGGTCGCCAACCTTTAGGTCGGAAATCTTACAAAAATCCATTAGAGAAGTGATAGGTAGATAGATACCATCCGACCGCTGTCCGCGCAGATTGATTGCCTTTACATTACGCTTCTGCGGGTCAAGATAACCATTTCCGATAGGGTTTCCATTTTCATCTTTCTGCCGCAGAAGTCCATTTACCTGACAAAAACGCTCTCCGAGCTTGATATCGGCAGGCACATACATGCCAATATCTCCAACCTTTACATCCAGTCCAACGCAAGTATCGGTCTCAAATATATGAAGAAGTTGAAGCCGGTCAGCATTGGGATGCGGACGAAGGTCCTTTACCTGAATAATATAACCACAATGTACGCTCATTTATTTTCATTCCTTTCCTTTCTTATAGATATATTATAACATAATTTTAGAAAAAGTCAATTACTTACCACAAATCTTCACTAAAGAGTTCGCGTGGCTTATATTCTTCTTCTTTAATTTGGCTACATTGCCAAGCATGTTTATATGCGGCAACTCGGTCATAGAAGTTATCTTCTTCATCAAGAAAACCCTGGGCTATTTCCTTATAATCTACATTCTTAACATAGTTAAATTCTTTTAGAATATAGAATGCTTGCCAATGCCGATGACACGGAATATCCCAAATTTTATTTTGCTTTAAATCAAATATCCGAACTGCTGCGCTTACAATCATTTTTATTCCTCACTTACATAAAAGAATTCACTCCAACTACCAATATCAATTTTTGTCATTCCGGTAGTATTATCTTTCCAACTTCTCATATAATAAACTTTAAATTTTGGCGCGCCAGGAGCCTTTGCGGCATTAGCCTGCTCAATAAAATCTTGTATTGATAGGTTAACTTCTTCCCAAGTATCGCAATGAGCCACTTGGCGCATATCGCCCAAACTATTTTCAAACCACAGTGTCATTCTTTTTCTCCTCTGTAATTAGTCCATCATAGTTTAAGTTCATCATTGTTTTCTATCTTATATGACATACAGGGCAATATATAAATTGTCCTTCATTAATATCTTCTGGTGTATAGCCTAATAATGCGCCGCATTCACATCTATGAATAGAGCCATTATAATACTATGCTAATATAACCATTTTAAATCTCCTTACAATACCATACAATTGTTGTTTTAACATTATCTACAACTGTATGACTTTTTATTTTCATCTTCAATTTTATTGTGGTACCAACATCATAATTTTTAGCATTGGTTGCCCACTGATAAAAATTTTGGTTAGCATCCATAAGCATGTAAGTATGCTTTTCTCCATAACTATTATTAGCAGTCTGTTTAGAATATACCACCAAGTCTCTTTCAATCCAAGTATTGGGCGTGCCTTGAAATGTACTTTCCGCGCCATAGTTATCTTTGATAAGAGAAAGTACATATTCTCTTACTGTGTCGTAAGGCTTAATATGATATCCTTCGTCTTGTACTTCTTCCCAAGTCAGTTTAATTGGGGTAATAGAGGCGGGCAAATCCTTAACTTCCATACTAGAAGGAGTATAGAAATCAAAAATCAAATTGTACCAAGCGCGAGGCGGCCATACTGACTGCGCCCAATCGCGAATTTCTTCGGTGTTGCCCTTATAAATTGTAATATATCCGGCTTCATCAAAACCAAATGCGTGCTTGGCATTGAAGTCAAATACTGATTCTTCTACTCCTGCCTTCCTATCTTGGGCAGCACGCTCGGCGTCAGAATACCAACGCACCTTTTTAAGACCCTTCGGCGCCATAACATTTACATACCAACGCCCAGACTCTTTAAAAGGCTCACCCTGAATCTCAAACTTTTCATACGAACGCGCTACTGCCATTTTCTCTCCCTCTCTTTCTTACATAAAAATTATAACATAAAATTAAAAATAGTCAAGTATTATACTTGACTATTTTCATACTCTTTCATACATGTGCGCCAAATCTCTTGGAAATATCCGGTTTTGATTAAATCTTCAGGCCCCATCGTGATAAGACTAGTAGGGCAACCAGATATTAGATGATTTTCGGCGTATTCTAGGTCAGAGAAAATTATATCTAACATTTTCTTATTAATTGGGTTCATAGCGGCATTGCCGCCATCGCGCTCTTTGAGCCACCAACTGCGCTCGTTGCTATAAGAAAAGCACTTTCCTGAATATGCCCGTCCGGCTCCAAGAAAATCACACACCATTTCTACAAAGTCATCCATTGGCATAGGGTGGATGACAAATCCTTCACTAAAATTATCTGCCCAATACGCCCAATGATGTGTGTTTCTGCCGCGATGATGAAGCCAGGCGCGAGATACTCCTTTCTCTCGCTTCACTTCTTCAATAGGCGAATGTGTTCCTGTCCAATAGCGCGCGGATTCAAAAAATTCTGTTGGCGAATATTTAGATAGGTCATGAGTAATTCCGCGCCAAGTAATACCGGCAATATGACAATAATGTCTTACCCATTTTCTATGAATACGAATTGTTTTCCAATGCTTTAATATTTTATGAAATGTTAGTTTATTATCCATATTAAAACCTCACTACATAAGCAAATGGTTGCTTTTTAAGCCACTGTTCTGTGAATTTGTTAATTGAATAATAATAATATTCTCCATCAGATACATATGCGTTTTCGGCATTCTTGTCAAAGTCTTCGTCATTAACAATATCTATATAATCATTCATTGAAATTAGCTGATTATATTCTGCCATCCAATCTTCTACTGGCTTGGCATCTAAATATAGATTATTAATTTCCGCGTCTTCAACATAAGCAACTTCGTCTTTTGGCTTCCCAATAAATTCGTGTGGAATAACATAGACAAATAGACCTTTTTCATTAATGACAGGGGGGATTGAATCCAATTCTCCAACCCTCCACTGTCCATTATGTTTATACAGGACTCTCTGGCCTGCGTGAATGTTAATCATTTACATCCTCCAATTATACTAAGACACTAGCAATTACGCTGTATCTATCACTATTAAGCTTTTCAAGGCATAGGTCCCATCCATCCTTGCCGCCAAGGATAGTAGAAATCATAACGGGTGAGAAGCCACTTACATATGAGAATCTACCACCAAGTGCGGGGATGTTGTCATGACGAGCATTAAGGTTCCAGAAGATTACACGAGGAAGTTCATAGCCATTTCGTGTCCACTTTTCTGCCTGTGCTTCAATGACAGTAAGAAGCCGCTTTTCATCGATGATAGCATTACCGCTAACCCAACGGTCATAAACAACAGGGCCATAAGTCATACAGTGGTCAAACTCCATGTCAGAGAAGATATACAGAGTCTTGGGCATCTTATCTGCTGACATGTGAGACTTAATTGCGGTATTTAGAAGCAGGTCAAAAACCGCCTCAATATTTGTATTACCGCCCCAGTCTGCTCTCTGCGCGCGAACAAACTTATCATACAAATCAATTCCACTAAACTCAATAAGTTCGGGATTGCCGCTGAAAGTAATGAAATGGTTCTTGAAAGGACCATATCCGCGTTCTGCGATATAAGCGCCAAGAGAGACTGCCGCTTCTATAGGAGTTCCAAACATACTGCCGCTAACATCTACAACAGCAATGCCAGGCTCTTCGCGACCGTTGTAGTAGTCGGGAAGACATTCCCAATACTTATCCCAAGCCTTTCGTTCGGTCTTAGAGGGATTGTAGCTGTTGAAAATCTGGTGTGCGATATCTACGGGGTTAAGCACGCCAGCATTAACCTTGGTTTCCTTGCTATCCATAAACGCAGCATAGCGTTCTCTGGTTTCTTCACGGCGCATGAACGCCTTCTTATACAGAATACCTGCGCGAGAGGGTAGCTTATTAAATTCAATCTCATTCCAGCGCTGCTGGCTCATGAGAGTTTCAACAAGCTTACAAGCCTTACGGCCTTCAGACAGCATCTTACGATACTGGCGTTCAGTCATACCAAGCCAAGTAGCGATGATACGACCGCGCTTCTGGGTTTCGTAAGAGGAAGTATTGATAGAAGGAAGCCACTTATATACAAGATGGTCCTCATTCTGCTTAATTACCTTTTCAAAGTATTCAAGCATATCGGTCTGACAAGCAGTACCAAACAGAGTATAAAGGTCATCATAGCGCCCGTAGGTTGCTACAAAAGGAATTAGATGGACCACCTCAGCGCAGTGATGGTCAGCAAGCCACTTGAAGCAGATGCGGAAGAAACGACGCTGTCCCTGGCCGCCGCGGCAATCGCGCAGATAGAAGAGGCACTTTAGAGCAAGAGTAGCATCTTCTTCGTATGCCTTCTTAAACATACGAATAATATCCTCTTCCGGACGATTACGCATAGAGCCACCCATAGCAAACATATCAAGCACGCTATTCAAAGTTGAAGTATGCTTGATACCGCCGTTCTCAGTATAGCCGTAGTTAAATTCGCTCTTCATCGCATTAAGAAATTCACTCATTTTATTTTCTCCTTTTCATCTTAGCCTTATACAAGGCCGTAGGTTTTTTCTTTATGTATATATTATACTATAATTTCAGTAGAAGTCAAATATTTGTCTGCTCTTGAATACGCTTCTCGTAAATGTCATTTTTAATTTCTTCCAGATTTACTGGATAACAATTATGCGCGTCCATTTCTACATGGTAGCACATTTTATCCCAATCTGCCCATTTATCCTGCGTATGACTATGGCCGCAAAGATTTGCTACCTTGCGCCAAGGCTCATTATTACAAGTATAAGTAGGATAGTGAGAAAGATAAAAATGCCACTTACCCGATTTAATTACAGTAGCATAGGAAGTGTCAGGCGTGCCAAGAAGATGAATGTTGGGGCAAGCGTCAAGCACTTTATTTACACGATTATCAGTATCGTGGTTGCCCCTAAGCCATACCTGATAACCATTAAGCCGCTGAAGATAAGGAATTGCCGCATCTGTATCTGAAAGCGCAATATCACCAAGGTTATATACCAAATCTCCTTTATCAACAACCGAATTCCATCTTTCTACGATAGCTTCGCACATTTCTTCCGTAGAAGAAAAGCCGCGAGGTTCCCAAAGGAAGGACTTAGAGTGCATTAGGTGTAAATCCGATGTAAGCCAAATATTAGTCATCTTCATACTCCTTTCTATAAGGTTCAATCAAATAGGAAAAATCTTCTTTTCCTTCTCCAACTTCAATAATCTTAATTGCGCGAGAATCTTCTTTAAGAGTCGGCGCCTTGAAGGAACGGAACATTCCTTGAATTACCTGCTCTCCTACATATCTTATTCCAGTTCTAGTAGCGTCATTCTCATAGCACTTTTGAATTGGAGTATAAAATACTACATAGGTAATGGAATAGTCCGTGATATATTCATCAATTGCGCGAATAAGCTTTTTGCGTGAAGCCTCTGTAAGATGAGTAGCATCGGCAATTACATCAAAGTCATCAATAAGCGTCTGCGCGATTGTTCCTACGAACTTACGGAACACTTCCTTCTCGTGAGCAAAATAATCTTCATCTTCTTTAAGCATACTAAAACGAATTTCATCGCGGGAAACATAACGGACATCTATGTCATCGCCCATAAATTTCCACGCCCAAGTAGTTTTTCCGCATCCGCTGGGACCGCATAGAATATATAAAGTTGCCATATTACATCCTCCTAAGAATAAACTGCGCGTGCGTATGCGCGTTTACATTGTAAATTCCATATTCGTTAAGCCATTTTTCTGTAAGATATGGAAGCTGGTAATAGTTAGAAAATACAAGGTCATAGCAAGTCTGGTCGCCATGTTCTTTATCATACTCAACATTATCAACAATTTTAAGCAAATCATTGATATCCCAAGAGTAATAATTTTCTTTTAATTCATCTTCCCATCCATTATCTTTCCACTGATATTTCATAAGGAAGTGAGTAATATTTTTCGGGCTATGAATGTAGTCAAAATGATTTTCATATTCTTCAAGGTATTGCGGCAGAACCGCTTCTCTGATGCGTTTTTCCTGGCATCTTAGATAATTAACGCCTGGCCCTGCATGCCAATACATATCACGAATAGTAATATATTTAGGTGTAATTTCTTTAATCAGAGTTTTAATTTCGTCAATACCATTATTAAATGAAAATACTTCATGCAGCACGGATGAAAAATTAAGACAAACTTCATTCATAGAATACGAGTCTTTTATCCAATGTATCATCCTAGGTAGTTCTCCCTTTCGCCAAAATGATACATTGCTAATTTCTTCTGACAGCGCCTGTTCGCCCATTTCAATAAGTTCGTCATTACTATCATATCCAAAGAACTCAATAGATGGGAACAGTGGCGCTAAAAATCTAATCATCGCGCCATCAGCACAACCAAAATCAATTACGCATTTTGCGCCCGGAATTTTATCAATAAAGAATGCCTTATCTAGTGCCGATTTTGCCATTTCTTCTGTATAAATATTAAGATTCATTTTCTTCCTCCAATTCCCAAAGTAAACATGTTAATTCTTTTGGTAATAAATCATGCGTATATTCACATAAATGACAAGTATTCCTATCATCAGATATATCTATACAATGTTTACATACAAAGCATTCTCTATTATCAATAAATTCTTTATTAACCTTTTCAATAACATATTTATTATAATCAGAATTTGGGTTAAAAATATCATAAATTTTATTACTCATATTTGTTCCCCTTTCTTATATAAAAATTATATCATAATTTTTTAAAAAGTCAAATAAAAAAGAGGCGGCAATTTCTTGCCGCCGATCGTCTGCCAGTCTTAAAGGGGCAACTTTTGTAGGGTTGATGCTACATTATCCCACTGGCGCCGCACGGTGGCGATTTTAGGTGCCGCCGCCATCACACCTATGATACACAGTCGTTGATTTATATAGCCGAGTGGCTGGTATCTCGGCTTGAATACGGCAAATATTTAACGAGCCTATGCCGCTGCTCGGCTACCTAGCGTTTCAGACTCTTTTTAGGCTACTATTTTAGGAAAAAGGTTGAGTAGTGCCATTCACGCATCGTCCCTTAGAGTCATGGGCTTCAGGATTCATCTCATATAGCTGGATTCAAACTTCCTATTCCCTACTTATGAGAGATGGTTGCATACTTTTATACCGCTTGTACCCATCTAGCGGTGTATATTATTCTTCTTCAAAGACGGACTTAATATCCTCTTCGGAGAGGCAATAATCCTTATCATCCATACTGCTGGTCATCATTTCTTTAAGAAAGAGATTCAATACATTATCTTCTCCATAAGAATGAATTACACGGTCTGCGGCGGTCCCATAATTAGTCGCACACACAATTCCCTTGCTGTATTTTTCTTCATCGCTGTAAGAATCATAATAACAAACTTTATACATATAATACATATTACTTTGCCCTCTTTCTATAATCAATTATATTATCATAAGGATTAGGCTTTTCTTCCCAAACTCTTACTTTATTGACAATAAAATTATTAAAATCAATCCAAAATTCCCAAGTCATATCAAGGCCGTCATACCACTTTTCAAAAGTAATGTCAGTCTTTCTATCTTTCATCTGGATAAGAGCATGAATAATACCGCCGCTACCATCTTCAAACCATTCCATATCTGACTGAAGTTGTGTAATATAGAAGCGGCCACGCCACAATGAGTCTTCTTCTATTACTCTATTTACATAGCGACAATAACGATTAAGCCAACGTTGATGCTTTCTGCGACTATGAGATACCATACTATACTTATACATGTTCTTTCCCTCACTTTCTATAAAAATTATATCAGAATTTTTACAAAAAGTCAAATATTAGGATGCCATTCTTCAATTTCAACTCCGTGCGCGCGAAGCCAATCTTGAACTGCCCATCGCTCACTACACGGATTATCATATTTTTCAAAGAAGATGAAAGCGAAATCTAATTCTTTTCTGTCTGGAAAATCTTCAAGCAAGCGAGCCTATAAATCAAGTAGATGCTGTATAAAGTCATCAAAATCAATGGCATCAAGTTGCTTACGGTATTCGCGCAGAAAAGCGCAGTCTTGCGGATGCCGCGGTTCGCAACGCCCATCACATAAGCCATCACATGAATGGCCCGGACGCAATGGTTCACAATGAAGACTAATTACTCCACGCTTATCTATTCCACCCACATTGTACCATCGAGGCGGCCAAATGGTTGTATTTAGAACAATTAAGTTTGTTGGAAAATTACGAACTTGCGCCCAGTATGATGTATATAATTTCATTTATTTTACCTCGATTTGAGTAGCAAAATCATTAAGTAATAATTTTAAAAATGCTTTATCGCCTTTAGGATTTTCCATGCATTCATCATCCCAAAACCATTCATCGTCATTTCCAATCTTTTTATAAAGAGTATATTCTCCCCAACCAATATTACCGCTCCATAAAATTTTAAATCCGCTATATACTTCATTAACAAATGGTTCGATATCATCTACATGAATTTCATACTTATTTTCTTTCATGCTTGTTATTCTCCTTCAAAGCATTTTACGCGTTCTTTTCCACATTTAGTACATCTAAACCAAACAATTAATTGTTTCTAGTTAAATGTAACTAAGTAGTAATTAAACCTATACCGATGAAAAATACAAAATCGTTTCATTTATTTTCTCCTTAAAAAAACTAGACCATTTATTTAAGGGACTTGAACCCTTTCAGTTAACTTATTTTCAGAAGTTTTCTTTTACCCATAAAATATTGCTGTAATGGTCTATAAGTCGAAGATGTGCGACTCGAACGCCTACTGGTCGTCCCAAGCGACCCGTGTTACCATTACACTACATCCTCGATAAAAAGGAGTTTCCTCCTTTCACTATAATTATTATATCACATTTTCCTCTTCATTGTCAAGTATTTGATTTTCCATTGATTCAAATTGGCGCTTATCATGTCTAGACCAATTTTTAACTGGAGCCCAACCTTTTCCATCTTTATTATTAGTTTTCGCGCGGCATATAGGGCAAGAACAATGTACTTTGTTCTTGGAATACTGATGGAGGTTGTCATATAAGTCATCTGAGCCAGGAAAACTTGTTATCCTATCAATATGGCGTTTACGGATAGCTTTTTTCCAATCGTTATGGCGTTTTTCAGCAGTAGCTCTCATACTATCACTCCCAGAGATATTTATTTACTTGTTGCGGCGTTTCGTTATAATATTTTTTATGAGCGCCACAGTTAGGACAATAGTGATATAATTTTGTAATTTCTTGCTCAAAACTCCAAGTTCCATCTTCATTGCGTTTACTGGAAGAACAAGAATAATAAAAACCACATTTACATCTAGCATATAAGGCAATATCACCAAGATATTTACATACTTGCCAATTATGGTCAATGCCCCTGCCTTTCCTCATGGCGCCTCCATAAACATTACTGCTTTATGATGCTCCAATGCATATTTAATTTCACTCTTCGTGCTTTCACCAATATAACCATTCTTATTGATTACATAAATCGCGTCAGCCATATCAATCTTGCGTTTATGAATATCATCAAGCATTACCTTGTCGGCCTCTGAAAAAACATCACCAGAATGACCAAAGCAACCAACACTAATAACAATATTACCCTGAAGTGTAAGTTCGCGATTAACACGCTCAAAGTCCTCCTTAAAGCGAGTACTACCGCATAAAGTGATTATTGGATATTTATTCATATTTAACCTCCAAATTAAGTACCCGAGGAGGGAGTTGAACCCACAAAACTCTGGTTCTAAGCCAGATATCTATGCCAATTCGATTACTCGGGCATATACAAGACTCGTTCTGTCGGATTGATTAAAAGTCAATTACAAATAATAGTGTTGCTGCACGAGTCTTAAAACAGGAAACTAACGACTTGAACGCTAATCTGCCGGGTTGGAGCCGGGTGTGTTACCATTACACCAGTTTCCTACAAGCTTGCCCAGTGTCCAACGTTACGGTACATGCCACTGGGAGCACGGCTACATTATATATCTATACGTTCTCACGTGATATCTCACTCTTACATTAGTGATGCATTTCATCCCAAGGGTGTATATCATTTCAACTTGCTCGGGCTAGAGATTGCCGCCACCTTTCCGCGCCTTGTAGCCACAGCCATATCAGGTGGATTCTGTAATGGTCATTATTATTTCACAGGCTTTTCTGAATATTTTGTCGTTAATTCTTCTTGGAGTCGTTGAACAATGGCTAATTTAGAATTAAGTTTCACATTACTATCATCACGATATAGCTGGCAATTATAAAGCTGTTGAAGGATATCAATCATATCCCTTTGGGCGCCAATATACTGCCGTCTTGCGTCATCAAGTTCTTGAAGATGAAACGCATAATTTCGTAATTCATCAACATCCATACTATTAATTACTTCATTATTCATCGGTATCTCTCCTAAAGTAGTTTTTGAAAAAATTCATTAGTTCATTATCTTCTGGAAAGAAAGGGTCTTTCTTCGTGGCTCTCGTATATTCTCCAAGAAGATTACACATAAGCTGACCAAAACGCCAATCTGGAACCTTGTGCCAGAGCTGCGCGAGTTCATTACAAAACTTATCAATACGATTGGGATCACGCATTCTTACTTGCCCTCACTTTCTCATTCCACAGTTTATAAACAGCGTTGTCATCTCCGTCACCGATAAAGGTAAAAGAAGTGTAATATACACGAGGAGTACAAATAATACAGAGATTAGGGCAAAAAACAATTCTACGTCTTGCTCCATTTTTTGCCCGACAGCACTCAACAATTTTAGGAATTCTTCCACATTTAGGACAGGGTGTAATTCTCATACTTTAATTCCCTTTCTTTCTTTCTTACAAATAAATTATAACATAATTTTAGTAATTGTCAAATATTAGCTCCTGCTAATACCCATAGCCAAATGGTTGCCACACCACCAGCCGCGGGCTAACCTCGGAGCGCAGGAAGCGTGGGTCGAATTCCAATCTTACCCTTGGACTCGTGGCTAACCGAGCCTGTAATAAGAGGTCTCCCTGGTACGCTATGCTGTTGTACTAGATAACAGGAGCACTAGGATTCGAACCTAGACCAACGGTTTTGGAGACCGATACGCTACCATTACGCTATGCTCCTAGGCCGTACCAGTTTTGGCTTACGTATAAACCGGTACCAAAAATAACCGAATAGGAATGATGGCCGCGAACCCATCATACTCGTCCCTATTAACGAGCATCGTGCCCCTGGTGGGAATCGAACCCACGACACACGGATTAAAAGTCCGTTGCGCTACCAACTGCGCTACAGGAGCGTATAGTAAATTTAGGGTTCCATCCCTGTGGTCTACCACACCACACCTCTGCTATCTTGATGAGCTAAAGCGACACGTCTACGCATGAGGCACTAACATAAGGCGACATTCATTTTACGCAGTTTTCCCATACCTGCAACCTTAACCTACCTGGGTCTAACGTTATACACCGGTATTGTGCCACGGATTTCTTTCCACCCGGCTTAGTCCTACGACTATTCTTTGGAAGGGGAATAGTACCCAAAGCCGCCGCCGAGACTTGAACTCGGGACCTCGTCCTTACCAAGGACGTGCTCTTCCAACTGAGCTACAGAGGCATATGGTGCGGCGGGTCAGGATTTGCACCTGCGAAGCCTACGGTTTAGCTAGCATACCGGCGCAGGCACCAGACTTACCGGCTGGCCCCTTTGTCTACTTGGATACCACCGCATATAATAGCGGTCTAAGGCGCCGCAAGCCTCACTCTTGAACCGCAGGAACTCTGAGTGAATTAGTTCCATATAATATAAAATGAATGACTTAGTGAGCCTTATAGGGCGATTAACTCCTACTATCTGGTGCTACATTAGGACCCAGACACCCCGTAGGTGCGACTCACACTCCATCTCTACACAGTGTAGAGGGTAATGTATTGTCATTTAATGGTGCGCCATCAGGGATTCGAACCCAGAATTCGCTGATTAAGAGTCAGCTGCATTACCACTGTGCTAATGGCGCATGGCGGAAAGGGGATATTTACGACCTCCTCTCCCCGTTACAGGTCCGCTGTGCGCGCAAGTCTTTTACGGTAACTTGTTCCCTAAATTACAAAGCTCCCAGACGGATTCGAACCGCCATTTGCTGCTTACAAGGCAGCAGTACTAGCCGTTGTACGATAGGAGCATTTACTGGCCATCACACGGGCCAGCATAAATATTATCTTTCCCTTTATTACAATTATATTATAACATATTTTTTATAAAAGTCAAATAATTTATTCTGCGATTAGAACATAAAAACAAATCCAATATTCGCCAGTATCATAGTTAATGAAATCAATACAAGCTCGTCCATCCTCATCAAAGCCAATTTCCTGTTTAGTAATTTCCTTATTATCATTAACAATAAGTACAAACGGTTCTTGCTCTGTCGTAAGCGGATAAACGAGCTTTACATATAGCCATTCACATGGCACATCAATATTAACCTTAATAGCCTCAATTAACTCATATTCTTCTGATGTTTCGTCTATGAGTTCTAAAATTTCAGGCCACTCTTCATTCTCTTCTGCTATTTCAAACTAATAGTCCGGCGAGAGAACAATAGCATTTTCGGTTGTTCTTGATGGCGCTGCTGCGGCAGAACCGACTGGGATAAAGGTAAAAATTAAAGCCAACAAAAGTATTCGTAGTATTTTCATATAATCACTCCTTTAAAGTGCCCGGGGTGGGACTTGAACCCACACTCTTACGAACCTGATTTTGAGTCAGGCGCGTCTGCCATTCCGCCACTCGGGCATAAATATAGGATTTGTCATAGACGCTCGTCAGCGGGCCGAATATTAAGCAAAGTAGCCGCTCATTGCTCCTATATTTATTAAAGCCTATAACTCGTAACTTAGCTTAGAGGTAACCGGTATACAAGTTTTACTAATCGAGACTAAATGTCCTTACTTGGTCCGCATTGTTAAGAGGCGTGTAAGGCTCTAACAGAATGCCCTATGTGGTGCGCATTGTTAAGAGGCGTATAGGGATAGGGAGAGGCGTGCTAGAATCTCGTTCTAGCGGGTTGCGCTTCCTAAAAGCGTGGCGTAAAACCCCAAACTAGCCATCATCGCGTCCAGCTGGACCGCAGGTTTTCTGCCTTGAACGGAACTACCACCGTATGGCAAGGAAACGGCAAGTTCCGATATTTATAACGCGCGCTCTACTGCCGTCAGCAATCGCGCGAGCCATTTCATATGATAAAACGTAGGATGTTGCGGGCAACTATCCTCGCAATGGCTAAAAATCTAGACGCACAATATTATTTGTAAAAATATGGCACAAATTGTATTAAATAGTTGCTGTAAGCGTCTAAACTATCATGACACCTTTATAAAATTTTTATACAGAAAATCTTGTTCCAAAAAGTTGCTGTAAGTGTCATTATTTTTAAATTTACGGCCATTCACCGAGTGGCTTACCAAGATTAGCGCGCTCTACATTTGTATTATAGAATACGCCTTCTGTTGCCGGGCCTGTTAGAAGTTCTTCGGCAATAGTTTCATATAAGGTACTAATAATGCCGTGACAGTCATTTAGATTATCTGCGGCAAACTGCACTACACAGTTGTTAAATACTACATAGGTAGTGCCAATCCACTGATAGCCTTCTTCTGCAGGACATACGGCATAAGCAAAGGCAGGATTGCCGCTAAAAGCAGTATTAAATAGTTCAACCTTACTTGTGAAAACACGATTAGATGGAGTACCATCAACCATAACCTTTAGTGTAACATTACCAAACTTAATTTCATCTGGCAAAATCTGGCAAAGAGCATTTACTTTATCGCCATTGTTACAGGCAAGTACAACTGTTGGGTGAGAACCGGAAAAATCTGTATTAAAAGCAATCTGTGGGTCGCCGTCAAATAGAGCCTCAAACTTACGAATAACGATAGTCCAAGGTGGTAGAATCTTAAGTCTTGCGTCCATTACTTATATTCTCCTTATAATTGTAAGATAAGAAGGTTTTTCCCTCAGAAGGAGGAACTACCTACAAACCCTTGCGCGCAATAGACCTTTTATTGGTGTTTATCACGGACTCTCACCGTGTAATCCAACCACTCATGTCTAGGAGAATCGGAGTTGGGAGCATTCTTTGTTGAGTACTTTCGCTACTCGCTCTTAAGATCCCAACGGGCAAGCTGAGCTTATGCGATGCGTCTTTATATACCGTTGCCGCAATACGGTCCCATCCAACTCACGACTATTGTGTTACCCGTGGGTAGCACGCACATGAGCTGAGGATTTTCATCTTCAATTTACCCCAGCTATTCTGCCCACGGCCGGGTTGCGTGGTTGCCGAGCAACATTTATACTAATTACGACGATGCCTTTACGCCACCAGATCTCTGGCTGAAGATGAAACTGCACTTTGCTTCGCTTCTTTATATACCGTTTTCCGCAAGCCACATATCGCGTTTGATTATGGAGTATAGTTTAGGAAGTTCATCCATAAACACTCCTCCCAATCACGCCAGTGGTAGTTGAAGTGCTAAATCCGTGTTAACGGTTGCCTGTGTTTACAGTCACAGAGTCCGGGCCGACACGAATATTTAATGTCTACGTGCTAAGACAAACGACCTTACGCAGAATTGAACTGCGATTACTAGCGTGACAAGCTAGCGTAATAACCATTATACGATAAGGTCAAGGGGAGCAGGGCGGTTCCAGTTCCCTGCTGAAAAATATCGAATGACCGTCATGTCTTTCGAAGTGGATCGACAGGGAATTGAACCCTGACTCTCTGCTTGCAAGGCAGAAGTGCTAACCATTATCACTATCAACCCAAGAACAAGACACACTTATAACCGCGCCTCTACTATTGGGCTACCGTCCTACGCAGGACGGGCTGGATTTGGACCAACACTTAACGGGCTCCTGAAGCAAATAAGAGTTGCTGATGTGTCTTTAAAGCGGGCCCACTTGGATTCGAACCAAGATACCTAGATTAACAGTCTAGAGTCCTAACCATTGGACGATAGGCCCAAGTGGCGCTCTCGCGCCTAGAGGTGATTGAAAGATGTTAAAAGATGTTTGAAGATGATGAAAGATGTTCGGCCCCAGTAGGACTTGAACCTACGACACTGCGGTTAATGGCGCCAGAAGCAAGAATTGCACTTGCGATTACCTTCTTACGAGAATAATTCTCTTGGGATGGTATGCCTTACTACTTGGCTATTCTGACCAGCCGCATGCTCTACCAACTGAGCTATAGGGCCATTCCCTTTCTTACAAATATATTATAACATAATTTGTAAGAAAGTCAAATAATTAATACTCACGTTCTTCTACATATTTAATTTTTGTTCTGCGCCGTTGGATAACATAAGTAGGATCAAATAATTCATCGCCAACTTTTACCCAAGCATGTGCATTTCTGTCTGCCTTTCCCATTACTAATGTAGCAGGAATGCCGCAGATGCGCGCGAATGCTACAGTTAATGCCGCAAGTCCGTCACAAATACCACTTTTCTCTGAAAAAACTTTTTCTAAGTCTGGAGGCACTAGATTTTTAGATTTTGGTGCAGTTAAGGCTTTGATATAATCGTATCTAAAATTATTACTAATATAATTCTTAATTGCGGTCCAATCTCTTAATTTTTTCGCAATTTGAAAGAAGGAGGAAGCTTCATCAAAATTAACAAAATAGTTAGCATTTAATTTATAGGCATTAACATCCTTCATATGAATAGAACGTGACCTTGAAGCAATTAGTTTATATGAATTACCAATGGTATTTTCATACAGTCGAAATGAATATGTGCCATTTCCGAATGTTAATGGTATTACCATATTGGATACGGGGTCATAATATATAGACTTTTTTCCGCACATTATTCTCAACTTTAATCGCTTCTACCCATCATACTGAATTTGTACATTGGCTACGCCAAGATTAGCTTGAGCTGTAACATTAAATGTCATATTATCACATCCAGTATAATATTGTGCCTTCCCAAGCCTTTGTTAAAAGGAGAACAGAAGGCCAAAGTTCTTATTTATTATGGAGGCGTTCATATGATTTATGAAGCCGATTGCAGAAACAGGATTTGAACCTATGTCTATTGGATATGAACCAATCGTGCTAGACCTCTACACTATTCTGCTATAAAGAGGTCAACTTGTAGCTATCAAGCTGACCGAGGTCAGGCTAGCTAAGCCGTATTAGTTTTATGGTATTCCTCTCGATTACACCGAGCGCTTTGCCCAGTGTAGTAGGGGTCGAACCTACAACCCAAAACTAATATTTTCCCTCTTCCCAGAACGACCCTGAGATACGGCCGCAACTTCTTGTTAATCATTATATCAGTTGCCGATATATTCGCGCGAAGCCCTCAGCAGACTCGAACTGCATCTCCGCGAACGTTGCTCTCGCCTTTGAGCTATATTGGGCGAATTGCTAGCAATGAGAACCATTCATTCCCATTTTATGGAATACTAGCACTTACTTTGCTCCTCTTTTATTAAGCGCCGAGCAATCTGGCACATGCAAAGCCATACAGTTTGCGCTTCTTGTAGACCATTATTGAGCGTCTTACTTTCTCTTTTTGTTACGCAGTTTTACTCAGCGTATGCGTTCCATCCCATTTTTTGGATTTCTCCCCTCAAATTGGTGAGGATGCCGAGGAGCTTAGTTTCACGCATAAAGTCCTGTCATTGCTCCAGATGATAGACTATTGCGAACTTGCGGTCTATCAGCGCGGCACCTTTTTTACGTGGGTCGTGTATCCACGGAGGTTGCTCGTCGCAACCCGCTTCACAGAGCGGCCTCGCTTATTTATCCTCGGTCTCTCCGAGACTAACGGCCTACACTATGTGACGAGAGCGGTAGATGAAGCCGCTTCCTCTGCAGTTTAGGGAGTTACCCTAATAACTGCCCGGGACTACCAATCTATTTTCCCATGCCTTCTCGTTTTTCAGCCGATGTCATATCCACTAGCACACAGTAGCTTTCGTGACCCGGGCACGTCAGGGTATCGTGCTTCCCTGCCTATGACAAGTAACCCCTATGGGATTCGAACCCATACTTGATAGATTTTAAGTCTATTGTCTGCTGCCTGGTTGGACTAAGGGGTCATAAGCTGGGGTGGTAGGGCTCGAACCTACGCATCCGAGAGTCAAAGTCTCGTGCCTTCGCCTACTTGGCTACACCCCATTATAATCGGGCACCTTGGATTCGAACCAAGGACCACCGGTTTATAAGACCGATGCTCTCACCAACTGAGCTAGTGCCCGTTTCGGTATATTTATTATACCTCAATTTTCATTCTTTGTCAAATACTTGTTTTATCTGGGGATATCCAATCGCAGTCATAAAAGCTACAAAAGCTTCACAATATTCTGCATAACGAAGAGGTTCACCTTGTTCTCTATATCTTTCAATAGAAACCCTATCATTATCAAGTTCATATTCAAGTGTAAATCTTTCCATTTCTCTCCCTCACTTTCTATAATAATTATACTACAATTTCAGAAAAAGTCAAATAAAAATCCCATAATTTTACTTGTCTAATTGCGTTAGCGTTCAAATTATGGGAAATCACGGCCACCTAGGTTCGCAACTCCTAAGTCCGCTAGCGAATCTTCGTGTCGCCATTACGTCCTCATTTTCGTGTGGGCCTACGGAATGTTTTTACGGAACATCAAATTCGTCGTTATATTTTCTCTAGTAACCTAACGCTGGTTCTCACGCTCTGTCATCCTAGGCTGACTTACGGGGTTGTGGCTCCCGGGTAGCATACGTGCTTGCCTGCGTTCTCACTTTTTGCGCCGAGATAGTGAGGGACTCGAACGACACCAGAAGGACTTGAACCTTCGCACCCTTTTACAGATGACCTCGTCTTAGCAGGACGGTGCCATACCAACTCGGCCATAGTGTCATTTACTCACATACAACTTGCTCAATCGGACAATATTCTGGAATTTCCTCTCCATCACATGTTGGTCGTTCTGTTGGATACCATTTACAATATGTTCTCATATTATCCATACGTTCTGCAAAGGGACATACAGCACATGCTACAGGAACATCAACACACTTCAATATTATTGCCATTTTGCCACCTCATCATTTCAGATTGCTCTTGCTTCGGGCAATTTTCGGTATTTTTAAAAATACACCAATAGCAAGAGTGGCTATCAACATAGTGAGGACATTGCTTTTCACTCATAGATTTATCTCCTTTTAATTACAACCGTTGAAGGTAATCTTTAAGTTTTTCAGAGCAGTCCTTTTGCGGAAAACGGTCTGTTCGGAGATGATTCTCAATGCAGTAATATTCTGCTATACATCCATCGCAACCAATATCTTGTAATTTTGAAAGATATTCTTTTCGCAATAACTCATATGCTTCAGATTGTTTCATAAAATTATTTCGCCACCGCATAAAATATTTTACCCAAGCCTTCTCCCAACAGGTAAAATTTGCTTCACTCCAATCGATACTTATAGCCTCGATTAACGGCTTTGGCTAGGTGAAGCGTCCCAATTTATTAAAGCGCCATGCGAGACTCGAACCCGCCGCATCTGCTTGGAAGGCAGACATATTACCGCTATACGAATGGCGCAAATACTCGACACGCTGATAATTTCCAGTTATTTCATCAAAGTTTGCTGTATGTGTCGAATTAATTTAATTTTCTTCTTCTTTTAGCCGCCACTTAAATCCATATGCTGATTTTCTATATCCTATCTATCGCGCTGCTCCGCTAATATTACTCTATACTTGACCTTGATTAGTAGAGGTGGTAAAATGATTTTCCATTATCCACTTAGCGGCTGTCCAAATTGAGTCAAATTCCTGTAAAAAATTATCATCCATCGAAAATTGTAATATTGGAATCCTATTTGAACGAGCATTATATTTACTTCCGCGAAAAGTATCTAATCCCGCCTTTCGCAAAGCCTTGCTTACTGTTTCTGTACCACAATGATATTTCTAAGCAATTTCTTTAATATTCATACCATTATTAAAATCTTGAACGAATAGATTATAATCATAATATTGCTTGCCTTCTCCTCCAAGAGTGGCATTATAACCATTATGATAAGTATCTAATTCTTTTATCCAAAACTATTCTCTTTCTGGTAAAATATCTAGTTCACATTCTTCTAACTACGAAATATGAAAATGTTCTTTCCCATATTTATTCATAGCATAATATAAAGGTCTTCCTTTACATTTAGATAAAACCGAATCTTTACAATGGTCACTAAATCGTCCGGCTAAAGTATCAGTAGTTTTTCCAACATACTACTTTCCATTTACATCATTTGTAATTACATAGATAAATCCCGTCATTTTATATTCCTCCCTATAGAAATAAAATTTGGCTGGATGATAGGGCATCCTTATCTCGTTTCGGTAGCTAGCCGTCCGCTTCCCACGCGGCCCCTGAGCGACTCGAACGCTCACCCGCGGGGTCAATCCCACTTACTGATTTAGAGTCAGCTGTTGTGCCATTCAACTAAGGGGCTAAGAAAGTTGGACTGATAAGGCTCAGTCCTAAGCCTTACTTACCAAGTAAAGGCATACTTGAAAGCATCAAATAGAGAAGGAACCTCATCGGCATCACTCACTGTATAATGATAGGTGCCATACTTCTGGCAGAATGCTTCTAGTTCAGTCCTATAAGCTTTCTGTGCTTCAAGATAAGCTTTGCGCGCAGTCTCAACCTTATCAGCCATAGCTTTACGCTCTGCGGCTTCCTTTTCCTTGCGCTCCTTAGCTTCCCTTAGAGCCTTTTCCTTCTGGATTTTTTCAAGATTTTCCTTTTCCTTTTCTTCAAACTCCGCACGCTGACAAGCTTCGACGGTGTCAAAGACCTTATGAAGTTTTTCAGAATAATACTTCATACCTCATAACCTCCTTATGTTATGAAAATTATTTTTTAGAAAGTTGGTTCCTTACCCACTTTCTGTATATATTATAGCAGAAATTTCTACAAAAGTCAAATATTAGAGTGTGATAATATATATAACTCATTATATTCGTGATTTGTAATTATTTTTTCCGCTATATTTCTAGGTAGATATAATGGGAATGTATCTTTGATATTATGTAATTTATAATACTTATTCCAATAATATACATTCGCAAGTGCTTCGGCGCGATGCATCCAACATATGTTAATAGAGCGTTTGTTATAGGTGCCGAATTCATTGTAGTTTTCTGCCGAGCACCACGCACAACCGGATGCGACAGGGCAATCTAAACATTCTTGTAAAGATTGCGATTGCCGCGTTACCGCCTTCATATCATCATATATTGCTTTGTATTCTGGTGTATTATATATTCCATGCGTATCTCCAATTACAAGTGGCGCCCGTTCTGGTGAAAGTGAACTTGCCATATAGCGCAAGCAAGGATATGCTTTGCCATCTGGGTCAAAAGCCAACATTGCCGCAGTGCCGCCGCAATAGTTATTAGTATCCTCTGGCGGCAAAGGCTTACCTTTAAAGTCGGAGAATAGGGAACTTTCCGCGCCTTCAACCTTTAATAGTTTATCCGCAAGGCGAATTAATATATGATAATATTCACTTGCCTCACGAATAGTCCAAGGATGCTCAAAGATTGGATTTGCGTGAATAGTAGTACAGCCATTGGCTAGAAAGAAATCAAATGTTGACTCAAGCTAGGATAGGTTTTCGGGCGCAATCGTTACTTTTGTATCTGGCATATTTACCTTTACCTCATGATACCAATGTTCCCATGCCTTTATTGACCTATCAAAACTACCCTCGCCGCTAAAATCTTTGCGGCAAGTATCATGTATTTCTTTCGGTCCATCAATTGTTATATTTAAGCTAACAAAGTCTTTATACTTACGCAAGTATTCCTAGACTTTTGGCTCAAAATATAATAATCCATTGGAACTCATAGATACACGAAAATTAGTAAGCCAAATATGGTCGCGGCGAACGCATTCCTGAATAAAGTATTCAGTAACGAAAGATATGATATCAATATTCATAAATGGTTCGCCGCCGATAAAGTCCAAAACAATACCATATGTATGATGATTTATGACAGTATCTTCATTGTTTTCGTCATACAATTTAAACAATAAATCTACTATTTCTTTCGCGGTTTCTTTACTCATCATACGATGACCCTTGTGTGTCTAATAGCAATAGCTACAATTCAAGCAACAATCATCCGTTACCTAAAAAGTAATATTTCTACAAGTCGCTTCGGGGTCTTCGCGCATATACATCTTTATAATCTAATCGGAGAAATCAAGCCTCATCTTTTACAAACACCACCTGCTGATTTTCAAAATCAAATTCATAACTATCCCAGTCTCCGGCGGGCTTGTATTTAAGTTCAATTTCGCGCTTTTTCTTATCCAATTGGACCCAAAGGTCTGATGCTTCTTTCCATTTCTTATCATATACGGGGGTACTGCCCATATCCGTGTTGGCAAGATATTGAAGCATACTCATATATGAATTATAAGTTAGAAATAGACGCTCAACTTCATCATTTTCATCTACTGTAATATTAATTCTCTGCTTCATATTCTTTTCTCCTTTCCTTCATTGTATAATTATTATATTATAAATTTAGGAAAAAGTCAAATATTTACCTCTGCCCAGCCGGCTGGATAAGCAGTGGGCGACCAAATATTATTATCAATAGCACTTTCATATACTTTCCCATCAAACATTACCTTATCGCCTTTCATATAAGGATTAGTGCTATCGGGCTGCTCCCATTCAGGAATAACATTTTCATCTGGAATAAGTACTTTCGTCCATAGGCTTGGTGCCAATGTTGGCGCCCAACCTGCCTATGGAAAATGCTGTTGAAGACATTTATATAATACGCCCTCAAATCTCACTTTATCATCTTTTACATATTCGCCGTGATTAACATCCCAGCGGGGAAATAAATCAACGGCTTCTAGCGCATCTTCATCTGATAAAGATAAAGCCGCTTTTTCTATATATGGGCGCAATTTGCGCGCGAGTTCAATTAAAGTCATTGATTACTCCACCCCCAATAATATCTTTGCCGCGGCGAGTTCTTGTTGTAAGGCGGCAATACTATTGGCTTGCTTCATTAAATATTCATCCTTTGTATATTGTACAAGGTCATATTCGTATCCATTAATTTGAAAGTCTTCTACATTTTTATTTTTAGGCTGAATATTAGAAGCAACAAATACAGAAGTATCTGTAAATTCTACTTCTTGCGGCTCAACAAAGCCAAACTGTCTTCCATAATCTATCATATTACTGTCCCTCCTTATAGTGCGCGCGCCATTTAGTGATATTAGCATCATAAATGGAGTTCTTTGTTGGCACAAACATAATGCGCCCATTAAAATAACGAATTTCACTTGTCATACCGATGTCAGCGCTATAATAGAATGGGCCTGCGGCATCATTCGCATTAATTGAACCGCCAACTGCTAAGAGGTTAGTAGCATTAAGATTTTGAGTAGTCCAGAGAGCATCGCCTACTGGAACTGCGCTATTCGCGCTTGTAGCACATTCAATTGGAAGATACATCCAATCGTATTTAAGATTTTGATATCCCATAGCAGAAATCCAAGCAGAAGATGCGTGAGGAAGGTGAATATTAAGCGGGTTACCATTGATATAAGGAACGCCGCCGAGAGTATTTCCATTGCCCTGGATTTCTCCATTACCAATAAGTCTCCACATTTCACCCCAAGGATTTTCCATACCACGGTAGCTAATTGCGCGAGAACCGGCAACAGAAGAGGTTGTTCTAGTGCCATCGCGGTCAATTACAGTGGATTCCGCCGCGCCAGTAGTATTACCTAAGCTTGAAGTAGAACCAGTAATTGCGCTACAATCTGTTGAATTGGCACGGTTGATTTCTGTAAGACCTTTCTCTAATGCGGCTTGTCCGTTCATAGAACCGAACTCAACTGTTTCTAGCATTTGTAGAGCGGACTCGGATTCGGCATTAGTTAGTTGCCAACCAGCACCGCGATTTGCGGCGAGTGCTTTAACCATATCTACTGTTAAGGACATATGTGTGCCATTAAAAGGCTTCGCACCGGCAATAGAACTCAATTTGTCTTGGGCGATATCCACAGTGCTTTCGTTATTTAGAAGATAGGCACTTTCACTAGCATCATATACACTACCTTCATAAGCAGGAAGTAATACATAATCTAGTTCTTCATCGCCAGATTTAAACAAAGGATGAAGTTGGAAGCCTACTCGCTCCTGCGCGGAAAGTATAAGATTTTCGCGCCGAATAATAGTTCCGTGAGCTGATGGCGTTTCCTTGACAAAAGAACGCTGGTAATAGAACTTGGGTTGATAAATCATAACCTGCCCATTAGAGCCATCTTCTTTATAATTTAAATCTCCATAGAAGGCAGTGATTGTACCATCATCTCGTACATTACAACGCATTCTGCCGCCATACATAGCATAACCATCAAAGTTTTCTCCTGCGCGCAAACCAATAGCATCTTGGGTACGCTCAAAAGATTTATTTTCATAGTCAATAGTAAGACCAAGAGTGCCATCTGCGGTATATGTACCTGCTTTAATTAGCGCCTGAACAATAGCGGCTTCGGTGATATCACCAGCAATGATATTACCATCTGCGCCAACTACTACGATACGCCCTGCGGCATCAGTACCGAGATTGCTGACGCCACCACTACTTGTGCCACCGCTGGTTTTAATTTTATTGTCTAAAGAAGTTAAGGCATCAGTAACTGCCTTCTGCGTCATTGCGCCATCGGTGTGAGAACCGGTGGTAGAATACAAGGTTTGCTGCTGCTGTTGCGGCATTGCCCATCCTTCTACTTCTTTTTTCGCGCCAGAGGGCGTAGTAAGCGTCAATTTAGAGCCATTAGCAGTCGCGGCAAGACTTAACGCAATTTTATCAATTTCTTCATCAATTTGCTCTGTAGAAGAACCTTGAATTGAGTCTAGCGCCGCTTGAATACGCTCTTCTGCGGCAGAAGCATTCTCTAATGCTTGCTCTGCCGCCGCGAGAGTTTCCTATGATTTTGTATTGTTTGTATTGGTCTGTTGCGTAATACTATCAATGGCGGCAACGGCGCTATTCGCATTGGCTACTGCTGTTTCAGATTGCCGCGCATAAGATTCAACCTATCCTTGCGGAGACAATGCTTTCGCAAGCATTACATCAATAATATCCATATATTATTCCTCCTTATAGATGAATCCATTCTTTATCAGAAGTAGCCATATAAACTTCAAGTCCGGCCGCGCCTTTAAGAACAATTGCGACGGAGCCGAGAGTTATGTATTTAGGGTCAATCGTTTGTAAGTCATCTACGGTGTCGCAGATGTGTTCGTATGTTAGAACGTTGTCAGATGAACCGCGTTTAGACATTATAGTCATAATTATTCGCCTCCATTATTTTCAAGCAGTGCAAGTAATTGTGATAGTTTTGTTTCGTCAAGTTCGTAATTACCGATTTTAATTTTCTCAAAAGTAGCGGTGCCGGTAAAAGTTGGGCTAGCGATATTAGCTTTAGTAGAAAAGTGGCTGCTAATATCAACGACACCGATATCTTCACCGGTTGCTTCTGGATTTGGAGAAAGAATAGTGTTATTGCTTACCTTAATTCCGGTTACTATTCCTTGAATATTTACCTAGCCACTTGCTTCTGGAGCATAGGCTCTATCGCTATTTATCCTGATGCCAGTAACAGTACCAATATTTGCTGTTGCTCCTGCGGCGATACTGGTTAATTTTGCTTTATCGCTCGCTGTCATTAATCCATCTGCCCCAGGATTATTTTCATCCATATAAGGCTCAGCAGCAGAATAACCACCACTTAATACACCGTTATCTATTGTTAAATTTTTACCTACTTTGATTCCACCCAATTGTTTATCCGAAGCAGTAGCAAGCGTTAAAGTTACTACTTTATCAGTAGTTGAAGTGGAAATTCCACCAGTTTGTCCTACACTAATTGATTTCACTTGATAATCATTAAGAGCATTAGCGATTTTATTGTTAATTTCACTATCCACATATGATTTACTTGTAGCAGAATTAGCATTGTCAGACTAAGTTGACGGTAATATAATCTCACTATTAGTTTCAAGGATTCCTTTTAAACTAACTACTGTTGTAGAGCTACTATCATTATTTCCAACTATTAATTTCTTATCTACTGTTAAAATACCATCATTGGTACCGGTAATTTTATTATTAATATTTAGTGAATTAGAAGAAACTCCATTGGCTACCATACCATCAACAGCATCGTTTGCGCGCTTCACTCCGTCTTCAATATTATTTAGTGCTGCCGCGGTGATTACTTCACCATTTGCCCAACTTTTATGTGTATACTCCATTCTCCTTTTCCTCCTTAAAAATTATGCCTAAAAGCTTTTTAACTTTTAGGCATAGAAGTTCTATATATAAGATGTGAGGTTAGAATTAATTTTAATTAATTATTTTCAAGATATGTTTTAACTTGTTCGCGCCATTTCTATGGTACATCTTGCAATGTCATTTTTTTCTCACGGATACGTCGTACATAAATTTGAACCATATTAACGACCTCCTTGATTTAACTCAAGATTGGTTACACGAGTAGTTAATCGTGTTTGGTTATTACTTAAGTTATAAATTGTTTGTTGTAATTCATTAAATCGTTTTAATATTGAATTTTTTAACTCTTCAATCTGTTTATTAACATTTTCAATTGCTTCGTTAATTTTATTGGTTTGAGTGTCTGATGTGTCTATTAAAGAAGCAATCTCTAGAAGAGCGTCTTCTTTTTCTTGAAGTAAATTATATATATCGGTAATATTGTCTTGAGCGATAACATAGGCTTCAAGAGTTAAATTGATATGCCACCCAGTTTCTGTTTTTTCATAACCAATTGATTTAAATTCCTTATAATACCATTTATTGATAAGGGTATCATTAATATATTGTTCAATGGTAGCATCGGTATTAAAAGAAAAGTAAGATTCAAGCTCTTGGAGAGTTATATTCTAAATATCCGCAACAATTCGTAAAGTAGAATCTGTATAGGAACAAGATATTTCTTGAAGTTCTAAATTGTTAATTTTAATCATTTATTAAGTCCTCCTTTTACACGGTACGTTTCCACATATAAACTACAACATAAGGGTTCATTACATCAAAGGGAACTGCACCAGAGCCTTCTGCTGGAGTAAAATCAGTTACACCAGAAACTGTATGAGAATGATCGCCAGCAGATTGAGTAATAGGATTTGAAGTATTTGAAGAACCGCTCTGTTGGCCAGTTAAACGACCAGAACCTCCGTTTGTGGTTGCTACCCAGTCATTATAACCTTTATGTTGGTGTGCTCCAGTACTATTAGTAGATACTTTATCACTACTAATTAAATGCTAATGGCTAGGAAGATTAACGTCAACAAGCGATTTTGTCGTACTTCCGCCTTCTGCGCCACCAGTACCAAAGGTGCTACCTTGTGCATCATCATATCCAATAAGCATTCTACCTTTTCCAAATGCCACCCATGTTGTATTCGGAAAAATAGCATCTGCGCCGCCACCCGGATTGTCAGCAACCGTGGAAATGTAGATAGAACCGACAGGATAGACGAGATCAAGGGTGGCAGTACAAAGGCTAACTGCCGCGTGAGCGCTAATATATACTGGCTATGATTCACTCCCTAGGCTACCGTCTGCATTACGCGTAACAAAATAACGATTAGAATTTAAATCAGGCAAATACCAATAACGATTAGTAGTAGAATTATTTTTTTCAGCTGTAATTCTTAAAACATTTGTTTTGGCATTATATAATCCTAATACTCCTGTCATACCATTTTGAGATGTAGAAACTATATTATTTCCTAAAAAGATTGTTTCATATCCATGTGAGCTAGTAGTTCCTAAAGAGATTTCACGTCTTAAAGTATTACCAGTCATATTAAATTTAGTACCATCATACATGAAAATTTGATATTGATTCTTATTAAAAACATACCATTGAGTACGTGTCTATCCACCAGCATTATAAATATTTTTCGCTCCATAACCATTAATATTTAAAGTTGGAGTGGCAGTACTATTATTATTAGTAAATTGAATCCATACTGTTGCTCCGGTATATGGTATAAATCCTGGAATATCTAAAGTTTTAGCAGTGGTATCTACTGCAGTATCACATGTTCCAATTAAATTATTCTATGGATTTATAATTTGCCAATCAGTTCCATCATACATTAATCTATAAATGTAATTTTGTGCTAAACCTTTAGTGGTTACTCTTGTTCCATTACAATAAATTGCTTTTGCCCCGGTACCATTAACATTTAAAGTAGGATTTGCAGCGGTATTCTATAGTGTAAATTTAATACTTATAGTTATTCCAGTTTTTAGTGCAAAACCAGTATAACTAGCTACTTTTGCGGCATCATCTATTGCGGTACTACAAGACAAAAAATTACCATTCTTAATATTGGAATAAGCAGCACCCGCACTTGTTGCGCCAGTGCCGCCCTATGCGACTGGTAATGTGCCAAAACTTGGTGCTCCATCCTACGCAGTAGCATAAAAAGCTCCATTATTAGTGCGAATAGCCTAAAAAGCATTTGTCACAGTACTGGCATTACCCGCAATAATAGCATTTTTATATGTAGCTGTAGTTATACCAGTACCGCCCTATGCTACTGTAACTACAGATTTATCAGTTAATATTTGATAAGTTTTATCGCTGGTTCGTCCTATATCTACTGCTGGTAAATGATAACGTTCAAAATGACCACTTGTTCCACTATCGGCTGTTGCTTTTGGACTATATGAATAAAAATACCAATGGCCGGCTGTAACATTGGTAGCATTACCAGTATCGTACATTATAGCCCCGACAGTATTATCTGTATTATGCTATTTAATATAAATATAATGATAGCGTGAACCACTATTTTTTAATATAGGATTACCATCTATATCTCCACTACCATCAAAAGAATGTCCCCAAATAGTGCATGCGGCAGCAAGTTTAGTTGCAGTTGAGGCATTACCATTTAATGCCGCTGTAATAGTGTGAGCACTAAAATCACCACTTGCGTCTCTAGATACAAGAGTGGATGCGACGTTGTCTTGAGTATATTGTTTACTTACTAATTTCTTATCCGCATCCGTAACAATCGCCTATGAGGCGGTAGCGCTTGACAAATATATATCACTTAAATATGCGGTTTTCCAATAATTGCTAGTACCACCGAGATCAATTGTATTAGCGGGCTATGGTAATAAACTAGATGCAGATAATTTTAATCCTTTGGTTGAATTTCCCGATGCTCCACCTGGACGTAAAACTATTGAGTCAGCTCCGTAAATTCCTACAACTGTATTACTACTACCCATATGTCCAGTTAATGTTGTACCATTATAAAAATTAATTCCTGCGTTGGTCTAATCTGCTCCAGTGCCACCAGTATTTATTTTCATTAAAGACGTAGACATTTCTGTTGCCGATAAGTCCGTTGTATATGTCGTATCCGTTACTCTCAAACTTCCTTGAATAACGGTTGATTTTAACTACGCTATAAGTCATCCCCCCTTATTAAAATAATAAGGGGCCTATACACCCCTTATAGGTTCAGTAAAGCGACCGGCGCGAAGCAGCAGCCCTTTACTATAATTATATTATATCATATTAGTTAATGAATTGTCAAATATTAGAGTTCTATAAATTCAAAACTATTAGCAGTTTGATTTGATAATTTTGCGTCTGGTTTTTCTATTCGTGCATACAATGCCAAATAACGCGTACACATACCATTGACATCATGAGTGCCAAAACCTGGAATACCAGTTTTTCCGCCAGTTGAATATTTAGTCCACGCACCGCAAGCACCCCACCAAGTACCATAGCCAATATATGTATATGATTGGCTTGCTTTAGCTAGACCATTAACTGGGTTGGCATAGCCACTAACAGTAGTTAATCCTGAAACTGAAGAAGCGGTTGGCTGGTTTGTTTGTGTCCATCGGTATTCTATATCATCTTGGATTACATAGAACTCATATTTTCCATTATAGGTAAAATTATTTATATCTTTTAGGCGGCTATATAAACCGAAGTCGTTACAATTGGTGGCATTGGAAGAAGTGAAAAGGTTATTGCCGTTATCTACGTAATGAAATAAGAGAAGTTGCCAATAACTTCCGTCTGGCAGAACTTTAATAGATTCTATCATATTATCATATAAGATGCCAGTTTTGGTTAATTTATTCGCGCCATTTTCATTAATCTCATATGTGTGAATATTGGCTTTATTGTCTACTTTTGCGCCAGTGTGATATAGTTCAAGTACCGCATCATCGCTTAATGCAGTACAATATATTCTTAAATCACTCAAATTGCCTACATAAGTTCCCGCAATTGGAGATGCGATTGTCTAAGCTTCTGCCCCAAGAGTTAATGGAGTAGAGGTAGCATATGAAATCGGTATATTTTCCCATCCGCTAGTAATAGTAGCCGTATTATTTAACTAACCATCTAAATAAATTTTAGCAGTACTCACTCCATTATATGATGCTGTTATCATATGCCATATGTTATCTGAATAGAAGTTCTAAGTAGCAATAACACGACCATATCCTTTTCCTTTTATATAAAAGGGAAAAGAAGCTTTAGAAGAATTGACTTCAAAGTTCCAACCGCCGCCTTCAGTGCATGATAAAAATCGAGCAGTACCACCGGATGATTTATACCATATACTGACCGTAATAGCGTCTGTGGGCAGACATGTAGATGAAGCAACGGGCATCGCTATTCTAGAACCAGATATAAATTTTGTAGAAGCTGAATATTTAGGAGTATCAGAATCTAGAGTTACTACAGCGGAGCCATTGGATATGGCATTGTGATTATAGCCACTACTATCTTCAACAATTGTCCTATCAATTGATAGCTCGCTATCTGCGGGACACCAAGGAGTCGCGGCATTACCCTTTTCAAGTTTAATACCACATACTGAGACTTCACCCTAGCCCTTTAAAAGACGAAAAAGTAAAGTTTTCGTAGCAGATGTTGCTACAGAATTAAACGTCCAAGTAATCCAATATCGTTGCCAATTTGGAGTTAATGCCATAGAAATTACTCCATCGCTACCATTACTAGTTACTCCGGTAGAAGATTTTGCTAGTTGATTCTAAACTACTCCAGAAGTATTGTTATAAAAATAGGTAGTTAATGTAGCAGATGTTGGAGATTTAGCATAAAATGAAGCAGTATATACTTCATTTGCTGAAACCGTTACTTTCCCACTCCAACTTAATAATTCATGATATGAAGTACCAGATGTATTATTATATGTAGCGGTAGTAAAATTATTGTATCCATTTGAAGTAATTGTCACTCCTGAAGGTTTGGTAACATTAGCATCTAATCTTTCTGTATTGGTTAATAGATTTGGATTTCCAAACACCCCTCCATCCAACTTATAATGCAATACCAGCCCCTAACTAATTTCCTTAACTTCAGCGGCAGAAAGGCAATGATCGTAAAATCTAAAATCATTCATTTTTCCCTTTAACCGCGTAGCATCATTGCGAACGTCGCTGCCTAAATAAAATCTAGAACTTGCTGTTTTGGTTGTTAATGTATTTACGCCATTAACACTACCAACAGAAGTACCATTCTAATAGAAAGTAGTAGTAGCTCCGTTGTATGTTACCGCAATATGTGTCCAAGTAGTTTTTGGAACTACAGTACTATTAGTACGATTAGCATAATTACTTGTACCTCCCGCGCATAAACGCTAAGTACAATTTGCAGCTAATTCCCAGTTTACAAAAGGATTGGCGCTATAATTTCCAAATATAATAACTCTATCAGTTTCATCGCTGTTTAAATATATCCAACAAGCCATTGAAAATGGCTAAGTTGTTGATGATAAAATATCTTGAATATCAGTGCTATCAACTATAATATGAGTATTAGCAAATGAATAACATTTACCAATTTTCCCGTTATTATCAACAGTAGCTCCATCATTCGTTAATACTGCATTAGAAGCTCCAATCTGCCGCAAGTCGCCATTTAATGGCGCCCATAAACGTAAGCTCACAACCCCATCTCCTTTTCCACTCTCAAGGCCATATACCAATGATTTCTCTTCAATCTTTCTCGCTCTATCTTATGTTTTTCTTGCTCTTCCAAAGCCTAGAGAGGAGCAATCCTAAAACGGATTGTTCCTCCCTAGACAGTATAATTCTATAATGTATAATCAATAAGCACATCATCCAATTCGTCCCCATTTAGTAAGGTGGCGAATTCAAGATTACTATCAGATAGACGGGCATAGATATTCGCGCCAGTATCATCTAATATAAAAGTGCTTGGATTTAAGCGCCTTAAATTTTCTATTGCTGAACCATCAGCAAGCTGTAATGTGTACATATGAATTCACCATCCTTATGCGAATACGAAATCTAGTGAACTATCGGTGGAGTTCCATTGGAGAGTTACGTTGTCGGTTACTTTGTAAGAATTAGCGCGCATCGCGCCAGTATGCGGCTAAACCGCAACATCCTATGCCATATATGTAACATTGGTTACGGCATCTCCTACAGCTGTGTTAGAAGCAGCATATTCACTATAACCAAGTATTACTTTGCGCCATTTGTTTTGTAAGGTGGAGGAAGATTGTTTAACAGAAGAATCAGTATTAGGATTATTTGGCATTGTTATTTTTACAGTAGCGCCTTTAATAGTAGCTAAAGTTGCTGTGCCACCCCAAGAAAGAGAAATAGTAGAGCCATTGGCGTCAGCTGCATATGTATTACTACTATCTAATATCTAATTCCAATTTCCCCAAGATGCGCCGCCATTACGCCAATGTAGTCCTTCACTATTAAACGCTAATTGATGAGCATTGCCACCTGACCAGTCGCTATTACTGGCGTAAGGGCGAAATGACATTACTCCTGCGTAAGGATCAGTAGCGGTTAAGCTAATAGTACCTTTTGCTTTAAAATCAAAACGCACGCCTGTAGCTGCATTCAGATCCGTAGGATTAAGTTCAGTATTGCGAGTATCAGTACATTTAATATAAGTAGCTGTAGTCGCAGTTGCTGCGTTACCAGTACATGAACCAGAAGAGCCGCTAACGTTTCCAGTAACATTACCAGTTAATGGGCCACTAAAGCCTTTAGTTGCAGTTACTGTTCCTGCGAATGTTGTATTACCAGTATTATAATTAATTGTAACTGAAGTTTGCGTATATGAAGTCTATTTGGCCGTAGTCCAGTTATTACGGATATATAAATTGCCGCCTTCATTAGCAATTTGCCATGAAGCATTACTTCCACGCCATAATTCTAGAGCTACATTACCAGAGCTACCATTTACTGAGCTATCAATAATTAACCCGCCACTTTCATTCGTTGTAGATGAGGCACTTGGCGCAATTCTTAGTTGGCCATTATTTGAACTTAATGCCATACGTGGCGTTGGCGTTACTGTATTTGCCGAAGCTGCACCGTTAGCACATGATTCCCAAATCCAACCGTACCCAGAATTTTGTTCAATTAAATGTCTAATAGCCCAAGTAGTTACATTACCTAAAGTACTTGGTTTACCGCCAGTTGGCGCATTACCATTCCCCGACTCTGACATATAATCAAACCAAGTTGTATAGGAAGGAGAATAATAACTAATACGCCCAAAAGATGCACTACTAACTCTATCTAAATTTAATTTTCCTTTAATATCAACTGCTCTATTTGCAATAGTAGCATTATCAGTCACTGTTAATACAGAATTCTTGCCAAACTAAGCAGCAGTACCTTCTAATGTACTAGTAATTTTTCCACTTGTCGATAAACCACCGCTACCAATAGATACTAGTCCGCCATCGTTATTAAGGTACAATGTTGCAGTAGATTTATTGTTGCGGGCCATAACTTCATTAGTATCAATGGCAATATTTTCTGCCGTTTTGCTACCAATTATTAATGCTCCCGTATCACCAGTGCCACCTGCATCTGTTGTACTGTTAATATATAATGGGCCAACTAATGTATCAGACCAAGTATTGTCACCCCGCCAGAAGTTAGCAGTAGAGCCCCCTGCTTTTGAAATACCTGTCGCGGTTGCTGCGTTTCCAGTACAACTTCCAGAAGAACCACTAACATTACCGGTTAAATCACCACTAAATCCTCCGGTCGCTGTAATTTCCCCTGAGGTAGAAATAGTAACTAAATTAGAATAAGTTGTTCCACTATCGCTACTATAACTAAATCCAAATCCAGCACTTTGAGTATTACCACTGCGTAAATTACCTATTGCCCAGTGAGAATTATACCATCTAAAATCAATGGCATGCCGCTACGCTGCCCCTGCAACTGGAGCGCTGTTACCTAAATCTATAATTTTTATTTCATTACTTTCAATAGAAGCAGCAAGTATTGGAGTTTTTTCGCTAATATTACTAGCTGATGACGCATTACCATATAAAGGTCCCATAAACGTGCTTGCGGCAATTGTATTCTAAACACTAATACTACTTCCATTATGTAAATATTCTGTACCAATAGTACGATTTGACGCGGAAGCAGTAAGTGCCCCAGTATGCCATGTATAAGAATTATTACTAAATGATGTAAATATATTTCTTGGTACAATTAATGCACTTGAACTTTTTATCTAAGATCCGAATTTAACTTCTATATAAGTCTTTTCGCTATCTTTAGTCATTCGTACGCCTTTAACATAATTATTAGAACCAAAGAATTGCGCATCAACCATTGAACCAGTAGACCAGGTTAAAATACAATGAATCCAGCAGCTTAAAGGAGACATATCGCCGCCTCCATGAGAAATTGCAAACCATAAATCTCCTCTGGTTGTATTACTGGCAGAGTTATATGAAGCCACAGTATACCATCCAGCTGCATCTGTAGTAAACTATTCATTAGTGATTAAATTAATTGTATCAGCTTTAGATGCATATGGTACAGTAAAAGCATCACTAGTTTTTCCGCCAGCGGTCACTGTAATATTATTCTCGCTTGCCGCAAGTGAAGGCTTTGCTGAAAGATTTGTTGCAGTGGTTGCTGTATCAGCATTTCCTACAAAACTCCAAGTATTAGCACTTCCTGCAGAAAGTATCCACTTGTTTGCTTTTACATCATATAGCCCATGATTTTCATTTCCGGTGCCCACACCCCACCAATAATCTATTGTAGTGCTATATGTTATATGCATTTCAGCCTAACCGCCAGAGACATGCTCAATTAGCAAATGTGGCGTTTTTAATGTATTAGTTGAAGTTTGATAAACTAAATTATCAGTGTAAGCTGGACGTCCATATACATTATCATTATAAGAAATCCATACTCTACGCCAAGTTGCGGCAGAAGAAGCCTAATCTGCAGTAGTCAAATTACTGATTTTATCTGCAGTACCAGCGGTAGTCGCTTTACCGCTAATTGAAATTCCCCAAGTTCCTGATGCTCCCGTACCATCTTTTTTTACAGTATAACTTGTATAATTAGAGCTATCAATAATCTAAACCCAATCGGCCCAAGTAGGAGTAGAAACATCATTAACTGTTACTGGCCGTAAAAATCTATGATGTAACTAATAACTATTATCATCAACATAAAACTAATGGCCGTATGATTCACTCCAAGGAACTGAAATAATTATACCATCATTTTTAGTAAGTGTACCTGAATGTCCTTCTAAATAAGCAAGAGTAGCGACTTTAAAAGTCTAAGCTTCATGGAAAGCATCTAATGCTTCTAAAGTATTAATTTTAGATTGATAAGTTAATTTTCCTGCTGAACCAGCGGTAGTAGCATTACCAGTGAGACTGCCGCTGAAACCTCCAGTAGCAGTTACTGTCCCTGCAAATGTTGCATTACCAGTATTATAACTTAATTTAAGCGCATTACGAGAATAAGTTGTCTAAGCTGCTGTAGTATAATTATTATTAAACTATAATTCTCCACTAGAATTATAAATTTGCCATGAGGCACTGCTATTTCTATATAATTCAATAGCTACATTATTAGAACTATCACCACTTGTTACAATTAACTATCCACTCTAAGTAGCGGTGGTGGCAGCAGTTGTATAATTGGTTTTAATTTGTCCACCTAAGTATGTGCCGCCAGTAACATATAATGAATAATTTTTATTACCTACGGTTGTTAAATCTTCACCAATATATACCTATCCACCTTTAGGTTGCAATATTAAATTGCATCGTTCTTCATATGTAGTAGTATACGTATGAGAGATATCGGTTGGATCTTTATCATCAAAACAAGTTTGAATTGCTACCGATTCTGCTCCATAAGTTGTATTAGTAGTAGTATAAATTTTAAGAGAACCGTCTTTTTTATATAATATAGAATTGCCAGTGGCAGTAATATCACCATTAAATAATGAGGTACCATTTACATATAAATTATAAGAAGTATTACTTCCATTCGCGGCAAGTCGTGTAGCCGTGACCTATCCAGTAGCTCCAATACCACCCGTTACCTATAAAGTACCGGTTGAAGTAGAAGTTGAAGCTATATTGCCTGGCATTGTGACATGCCGATCATCTGGATAACATCCTAATATTGTACCACTCTTAGTAGCACTCCAAACATGCCAATATGTTCCAGTATAAGAGCCGGGGGTTAAGTCGATAGACCATTCCTAATTATTGGCTGTCGCGCTAGTAGCTAAGTTTTGGCCACCACTCCAAGTTATTTGAGAAACAGGGTGTGTATGCGAAAAATCACTGACCTATGATTTTGTAATACTTATATTTCCAAAGGTAGCGCTAACCTTACCATCAGTCTATGAAAAAGCAGTGAGAGTTTTTCCCGCTCCTGGAGTAGTACTATTTAAGTTAGCATCCAACGCCTCAATATCCGCTACCGTAGCAATTTTAGCCCAATTTCCAAAAGTTGTAGCATTATTTGCAGAGCGAAGCCATAAACGATTTTGATTTGTATCTAAAGCTAATTGTGTATAATAATTACCATTATGTGTCTAAAAGTTAAATAAAGCAACACCATTATGTGAACCTGTTGGTTTTGTACCGCTCCAATTTCCACCATTTAATGCTGCGGTCTGTAAATATGGCATAGTAATTAATGAATCAATATCATTATCATGATTATTAAAATAATGAATATAGCCATTAATATTTTCTTGTACAACAGTCCAATGAGCATTATTAACTGCAGTTTGTCCATCCGTAGCATCAGTTGTGGCAATTAATAAGTCACCTACTTCACAAACAATACCGGCGTAAGTACCATCAGCAGTAATTTTGTAAGTCCAACCAGCCGAATAACCATTAGACGGTACTTTTGTAGCATCACTTAGAGTGCCTTTAAATACCAAAGCATCTGCTGTTGCTAATAAGTTGTTTGCGGTATTTAAAGCAGTTGTTGCCTAATCGTATGCTATTTTGACTGCCTTAGGAGTTGCAGAAAAAGCTTCAGAATTACTATCAACACCGCTATATAATTTAGTTGCGCCATAAGCACTTGTAGAAGCTGTTGCTAATGTAAACGCTAATGTATCTGCACTGTTAACTGCAGTAGCGGTATATGTTAAATTATTAGTACCGCCCCATGAACCACTTTTATGATATTTATTCGTATCTGTAAATACTGCATTTGCCGGGACTGAAGTAGCAATTGTATAACCACTTGTTTTAATTTTTCCATCGGAACCATCTGCAATTATAATTTGACCATTAGTAGTTGTATTCGTTACGTCAATACGAGCAATACGAGATTCATCATAATTACCACCTGATATGCCAATATAGCGTGGAGTATTATAGTGAGTAACAAAAAAACCACCATATGGATTATCGTTATAATTGCTAATAAAATATCCAAACGCATTAAGACTATTACTGTAAGCAGAAACCTATAAATCAATTAAAGAATTTCGTGGTATTGTAGTTTTATTATCATCAAAATATTTTTTGATTGCTAATAATAATGTATTATTAGGTGAATTTTGTCCGCTACTTATTGACGCTAATGGAACTAAATAAGAGTGTGTATGCCCATTAATAGAAACTTCTGAACCGCCGCTATATAATTTAGTCGCGTAAAGATAACCATCATAATTTAATCTAGTCGTTAAAGTAGGATTAGTTGCTGCTGTATAAAAACTCGCGGCAGAACCTTTAGCACTATATGGAGCAAGTGAATAGGTAACTGCATTTGTTCCATTAGTACCAGTTAAATCCCATAAGCCATCAGTTGCGTTTGCTGTAATAGTAAAAGATTTGGTGTCGGAGTCTTGTTGAGAAAAAGTAAAAGTAGAGCCATCTAATCTTGTAGCAGTAAAAGTTGTGCCATCACGAGTAATATTTTTAATACTTTCAAAACCGTTATGATGATAATAGGCACTAGTATCTGTTCCAAAATAACCATAAACATTTCTTATTTTGAATTGCTTATTTTTAGTATTATCATTTATTATAATTCCAAAATAACTATATTCCCAAATTCCACCATGATTTGGGTTTTTTGTTTCATCAGTATTACTATGCGAATACCATACTTTTGTCCATGTATTAGCAGGTATACTAGTACTACTACCCTTATGATTATTATACCAATCATTACTGCTATGATTACCAGTATAACCACTTTCTAACGCTGTATTTTCATCATAACTAAATGATGCCGCAACTGTAGAATAAATTTCACAACTTAAAATAAAGTTATATCCCCAAGGAATATAGACCTTATTATTAGCAATAGTTAGCCCAGTCACGCCGCTTGCTTTATCAGTAGTTGGGGACATTGTATATTCATGTTTTAATGAATCATAACTTACAATACTGCCACCGTATGCTGATAAATATAAATTAGAAATTAAATTATCTCCAGCAGTACCTTGAATTACGGTATAACTTGGGGCTACCCATTGTCCATCTGAACGCAAAAATTTAGTTGACTGAGACTAACTACTGACAGCTTCGCCTTTTGGTGCCAAGCCTGCCGTACTAGAAGATACAGTGGGAATGTTTTTCTTTGTAATAGAAGTAATTTTCCCATCAGTCTACGTAATGTCATCAATAAAAGCAGTAGCATTACCATCCGCGGCAGGAGTCGTGGCATCCATTTCGTCTATTAATCCTTTTAGAACTTTACCTTGTTTAGCGCTTAAAGAATCAGTAGCACTATCGGAAGTTAATTTATCTTGGATACCACGCCATGTATTCACATTAGTATTAAATCCCTAGTCTCTAACCCAACTAGTTCCATCATAGGTTAAAGTAAGAACTGCCCCGGCATACCAGCCATTGGTTTCTTCGGTGGTTCCTGCGGCGGTAGTACCGTACTATACAATAGGTTTAGCATTGGTATCTGCTTCACTATTAAATTTTAATTTCGGATTGCTAGCAGAATTGGCATTAGTAAATTTAATATGAACCGTCATGCCTTTCTCTAGCTTAAATCCCGTCATATCTACATTTTTAATTGATTCACTTGCGGCGACATCACAAACGCCATAAGCGGTTGCCGCGATTGCGTACTTAGTACCGCTAGAGCCACCTGGCTAAATATATTCAATAACACCGCTTACTTGACTTGCCATTTAATCACCGCCTTATGTATAACTTACTGTAAGATTTGCTCTACTTATTGTGCCTAAAGATGGTAAGGTACCGGTACTTAAAGAAGCATTGCTGCCAGCAGTTATTTCTAATACAGCATTAACTACTTCTGCTTTAGTTGCTACTCCACCACTTAAAGTAGGAAATGCACCCTAATTAAATCCTACATTTGTAACAACTGAACCATTATTATTAGCAGTAACGCTTACTTTTAAAGTTTTCCAAGCCCCGCTTTTATGTAAAAAGATTGGATCGGAAGTAGAACCAGTATCCAATGCTGTTTTAATTGCAGTAGCAGATAAATTGGTAATTCCTGAGCCATCGCCTACAAATTTAGTAGCTGTAAGTGTACCAGTAGATGGCTATACATAAATTGCAGCAACTCTATTAGCTGTCTAGGCGGTAGTCGCTGAAGCATCGGTCCCAGTAGTTTTATAATAAGAAACCAACAATGGATAAGTATCCGTAGCACTTGTCGTAAGTATATTCTATGTTACTTTTGTATTATCATTATTATCTGTACTCCAAGCCGGTACACCATTACTATTAATTTTTAATACCTAACCATTATTACCCTTAGCTAAGCGCGTAGGAGTATTAGTATCAGACCAATAAAGAATATCACCTTTAGAACCTGTATTTTTAATTACTTCACTATTTAACGCCCAAGAACTTTCATCTCCTAATTGTTCCCAAGCACTACCAGTCCACACATATTCCTTCCCGCTATAAAGTACAACATCACCAGAATTTGGAGTGTAATCCTTACTATTAATTGTAATTGGACTTGTCGTTGCGTCATCAGATAAAGCAGTTGTAGTGGTGCCTTTAAAGTGCATTGCGGCAGAAATACCAAGTTCATCAAGTGTAAAAGTTTCACCTAAATTTTTAGTAACATTACCGATTGTAATACTATGATTAGCTAATTTATTATTAGTAATAGAACCGGCTAACATTGCATTAGTAACTTTGCCTTCTCCAATAGTAGTGGTAATATTCCAATCTTTTTTTGCACTTACACTACCAGAAACATCACCCGATAATGTTATTGATGTATTTGATGAAAGCTCACTCGCCGTAGAGGCATTACCTTCTAATCCACCGGGCGCGGTAATCCTACCAGTACTGGGATTAATAGTTACTAACTTATTAGAAGTTTTTCCATAATTAACACCAGTTGTTTCATCAGTTGTACCGGTGCTATGTTTTAAAAGAATAGAATATTCGGCATTAGATGTAATTCCAGTTTGTGTTACCTTCTCATCAGTATTAGTAGTATAATTTGGAGTTACCCATTCACCTTTATTATTTAAGAATTTTGTAGCATCATTGCCTAATGCTGGACCATTTGTAATACTATTTGTACCATTAAATTTTACTAAGCTGCCACTAGTACCGCTACCAGTAATACCATTGGTAATAATTTCATCATAATCCTATACCCAATTAGTTCCATCATAGGTTAGTGTAAATAATGCCCCTGCAGGCCAAACAGTACGTCCGACAATTGGCACGGCACTATTTCCAGTTGAACCGCTTCCAGATACTGTTAATGTAGGATTTGGAGCAGTATTTGCATTAGCAAATTTTACATGAATGGTTACACCTGTTTCAAGCGCGAAGCCATCTATGTTTATAGTTTTTTCTGGATCATTCGCGGCCTAAGAACTTACTCTATATGCTGTAGAGGCAATATCATGTACAGTGCCACCTACTTTAACTCGTTCAATTATATTTGCCATCTCATTTCACCTCTTATGGAGTTGCCGCGACTGGAACTACAACGGTTGTAGGAGTTTGCGTTAATGAAGATAATGCTCCCGCATCCCATCCACTTGCTGACCCAACTGTTACAGGAGTAGCAGTAACTGCAGTTGGAGTATTAGCAGTCCAAGAACCAATCGCATCAAACTACACTGCGTCGCCTAATGTAGTATTAGTACCAATATTTATATTTAAAATACCTGCACTTACAGAAGCGGTAGTTGCTGTACCTGCCTATGTTACATTAGGTACCGTTACCTATTGCGGCGTAAGCTACGCGGCAGTACCTGGGGTTGTAGTTACATTTGATACTGCAGTATCTGTTACAGTTAGTTGTGGCAATGTGCCAGCATTCCAACTAGTAACCTCATCAATCACATCAGTTGTTTGACTCGTCTAAAGCACATAACTTCCTTCGTCACCTAACTCAATCCAGCGTGAATTTGCCGCGCTATCTCCTTTTAGATAAACATATTCTTTATCATTAGGACCAAGCACAACGTCACCAGAAATATAGTCATTATAAGTACTGGTATCTGTAGCATCAGGCAATGGATTTACATTGCCTCTAAAGTGCATTGCTCCTGTTAAGCCACTTAAGCCGCCAGTTTGCTCCTATACATACGCGGCAACTGCTGCGGCAGTAGGTAAATCAGTGCTTGAAGTATTGCCTGTTAAATTGGTTACAACACCTTTTTCCGCGGCATCGCCAACGTCTGCTTCACCGAGCACTCTATTCGTAGAAGCATTATATGCTGTCTTGAATACATACTCTGTATTTGTATCTACATTATCATTAGCAACCCAAGTTTCAGTTTCGTCTAATGTAAAGCTTAGGATTGTACCAGCATCGCAGACGGGTATTCCAGATACATTTTTAGCTACTGTAGTAGTACCTACTAATAATGTTACTCCAGTAGTAACTGTATTTCCTTGCGCGAATTTAACATGTATAGTCGTGCCGCTAAATAAACTATCATAATTAGCATTAATATAATCCGCATAAGTATTCTAAGAATTGTCTACTACAGTTTTTGCGGCCTGATTTGCCGGTGTTTCGCACACACCGTATAATGTTGAGCCGATTAATACTGGATTTTGACCAGCAATCTATACTTTTCCTATATAACCTGCCATTATTCTTCCTCCTTCTTAGTGATATCAGTTACCACTGTTTTCTTCTCCCATAATAATTCTGGGAGCATTCCATTTGTTACTTTAAATACATTATTTTCAATTGTTGCTGTAGTAGTAACACCAGGAAGCCAACTTACAACACTTCCTGTAGTTGCTTTAGCTACATTAAATTCAAAATTAGAAAGCTAAGTATATCCACTACTAGCGGCATAATGATATATTCTATTTGTTGATAAGTCAACATATAACTTATCTTCTGAACCCGGTGATGGAAATGCTGCAAAGCTTGCTTTTTTAACAATCTCGGTTTCATTTCCATTCAAGGTCCCTGAATCTATAAATGGAAGTGCTGTAACATTTGTACTTCCATCTCCAACCTTTAAACGAGAAAAAGGGTGAGCAGCATCGGCAGAATAGACGATGAGCTCACCCGCAAGCGGTACGAAACCGTTAGACCCGTCCCTAGGACCGGCTTTATTCCAATTAGCTTCGGTATCGCTTTTCAACCGAATTCTCGTCTTTATGGTATTATTTGCTGTTGCCATAAAAAGACCTCCTTGCTATCATTCCAAGCAAGTTAAATGACTGTGGTGCTATCACCGCAGTCTAAAATAATATATGTATCTGTTGTTTGCTTTAATTCTTTAACATCTCCACTAACAGCGATACGTGCTAGTTGAAGTTTTTTGGAAATTTGCTCTACTTCTTCTTTATTTGTTCCTACTATAGCAGGAATTTGTGCTCCTTCAAGAACATTTAAGTTTAGAGCTGCTTGGTCTATTATAATATGAACTTCTTTATCTTTATTAGGAATCCATTCTATATCATTTACATAAATTGATTCAATTTTATTAATATGCTCGTTATGAGGATCTGGAATGATAGTAATAGTTTTATTACTATCTGGTGTTAAAGCCACTCCATCATAAACGATATGTTCAATTTTATTAACCTAAGCTTCTTTTTCAATATTTGCTAATTTATTTTGTGAATCTTCATCAAATTCTGCTATTTCTATATTAACACTTTTTTCAAGTGATTCGATAGTAGTAGGACGAATTTCAATCCCATTTAATAAAATATGCTCAATTGTATTCCGTTGAGCATTTTCATCTATATTATCTAATTTTTCCTTTAACTAATCTGTAAAATCGTTAGAAGTTAAACTTTTTCCTTCTTCTTTATTAACTTTTGTGTCAAAGGTAGCATCTAACCCCGCAATTTTACTCTATTGAATTTCTGCTTCTGGAGAAATATCAGCATCTCGAATAGTGCCTTTAATAGCATAGCTACTTTCATCACCTAATAAATGCCAGTTACCGCCTGTCCAAACAAATTCTTTTGCCTCAGATAAAATAACATCGCCAGGTTGAGCTTGCTAAAAAATATAATTTTCAATACGAGGATCTATATTACTATTAGGAGTAATAGCAACGGTGGCTTCACCAATAAAATGCATAGCTCCAGTTAATCCAGCAGTAGCATTATCTACATAAGCTTTAATTAAATAGTTTGGAACTAAATGATTGTTAGCGGCAATCGTTTCAGCAATTGGTATTAAATTTACCTATTCAGTCCCATTACCTACTAATACATTATTTTCTGCTAAGCTAGTACGGCCAGTTCCACCCTATAATACAGTAGCATTACCAGCAAGGTTATTAAAATTTGGCTACGCTCGTTCAACAGAAATAATACCTCCCTCTTCAGATACACTAGTAACAAACTTATTAGATTGAGCATTATCAGTATAATTTAAATTACCAATTAAACGCCCTGTCTAAGTTGCAGTGAATGTGCCTAAAGTTGGATACCTCTCTGTTAAATCACCAATCCATTCAGCAATTTGTGCATAATTGGTTAAATCAATTGGATGATTTGTATCAATAATCCATTGACCATCTTCGTTGTTTTCCTTATAACGTAAATAGTATTTATTTTCATTTTCATTTGTTCCCTAAATAATCTAATATATTCTAGGAGCAATAGTAATATCGCCACTTAGATGAAAATTTTCCTCTATAAAACTTTGCAATCCGCTGATTTCATTTGCGGTATATATTGGTTTATTTTCTGATTTTGCCCATCTATATACATCAGCAGCAATTGCCTATACCCAAGGGAGCTGATAAAAATAAGATCTACCATCACCAATTTTAATGCCAATTGCTGGTGGAGTATTTTCAGGAGTAGTATTTGATAATCCATCTATTACTCTATCATTAGGAAAAGCGCAAATGGCGGCTTCACCTTGCATCAAAATAACATTACTATTCATCCACTAGCTATATGTCCCATACCGTAGCTAAATCTTCGTCTCCAAGACATTTTCCGCCATTGCCCTTCACCTCCTTAAGCTGTACCTCCGTATATCACCAACGTATCTCCCGTTGGCACATACAATTTTGTAGTTGAAACTTTATTCAATGTCATAAATCCATCTGGCTATACTGAAATATAATCATCATCAGTAGATGACTTAACGCCGCCCAATCGCGCGTTTGTTGCTACCTCTAATATAAAGGCGCCACCAGTACCATCGCCGGTACTACCAACCATATCCCAGACACCATTTATTACCATATACTCTTCATAATGAGAGCCATCAGTTGAAAGCATCATGTAAAGAGTATTTGGGTCGGCATCTGCCGCATCAGGTAAAGTAGAAACAACCTCGCGATGTAAATGGCCCGCGGCTGCAATAGCATCGTCAACGTACTTTTTATTAGGTACATCGGTGTCATTAACTGGAGGCTCGGTTACTATTAACTAAGTAATTGCCTCACCTGCGGCGGCTTCTAGCGTATGAATTTTATTCATAAATTCATCGCTAAAAGTGTACTAATCATTTTCTGCATCGTACTTAAAGTATGACGCATCAAATTTATTTAAATAGGAGAGGTGGGCCCAATCGCGCACCCCGTCGCCTATTTTAATTAAGAAAGTATCAGTTTCTAAACCATATTCGCCTGCTGCAAGTACCGGATTTCTTGTAACCCAATCTTGCGCTTCATCGTGCCTAATTTGTAAAGTAACTTTTACTGTATTAGTCGCCATCAAGCCTCACCTCCATTCAAAATCGTCTCAGTAATCAACATAGCGTTGACTGGAATGTATTCTCCATCCCAATAATATAAGATTTTTTTGTCAAGGTCAAAATATAACATATCTTGCGCGCCAATTTGAGGAAATTTTTCATATGTGTCAAACACAATTTCTTGTTTATTGTTTTCAAGATATGAGCCAAAATTAGCATAAAATTCAGTTCTGGTTCCTTTATATCCACTACTCGCGGCTAAAGCAAATAGCCAGTCGCCCATGATTGTTAATTCTTGCATAGACCAAGGATAAATTAACTTTATAGCAGATAAATCAGGAAAAGGTGGCATTGCTGTGTCACTATCATTATTGTTACCCCAGGGATATACCATTGCAAGTCCTCCGGCGCGAGGATGCAATGGCATGATACTTGTATCATACTCTAACAGTAAATCCCTAGTTCTATGTCTTGTATCTATATACATTACGAAAATTCACGCACTTCACAAGTAGGAAGACTAAACGCGGCGTAATAAGAGTTAATAATTTCGCCGCTTACCGGAATAATAGATCCATTTTCATATTCCGGATTATGGTATACTTTTACATCCCAAGCATAAGAATTACTTGGCTCTAATTTTACTGTATCTTCATGAGTAAAATTAACTGTAAAACCATTATCTTCCTGTGCGCATAATTTCTAAAATATTACTTCCTTATGTAAAGGGTCATATATAGAGAAGACCGCGACATCTCCTGCCTCTGTCCCAGGAAGTATAGGAAGAGTAAATGTACCCGTATCGCCGCGTGGTATAATTAGGCGCCGCTAAACTACTCTAATCATATTATACCTTATTCATCATAATGATAATAGCGAGGATTATGTTTTCCGTATTCATAATCTTCGTCATCATCATAATTATAATTTGCGTAATTACCAGCACCACGGCGACGATACTGATAATCACTGTTATTTAATTCGCGGATTTTTTTAGCATATTTGGACTTTAATTTATCTTGTTGCTGGAGAATGTAGTTCATATCATAGCCACTATTTTCAAGTGCCATTACCTTTTCTTCAGCGTGCTCAATTTCTTTTTCAACATGGTCAATTAGATAATCAAGTTTTCGCGCGGCCTCACGTTCATTAGCTTGCTCTAGCCGCTGAGCCATGTCTAATAAATATTGTTTAGTATCTTTCTCATAGTCAATCCATTTCTTGAAGCCATCATGTACTGCGGTACGTTTGGTATTGGCATCAACTTCATAACGAGTATGAGAATACCAGTTCTGAGGAATTACATTGGTATAGTTCATATTGTTATAGGAAAAATTGCTATTATTATTGTTATTATTATTAGACATATTCTTTTGATTATTGTTATTGTTATTCATGTTATTATTCATACCAGTAGTAAAAGCCATCATATTAGGAGATACTAACTGGTTATATTCGCGCATATACATATCCTTCGCCTTGCGGTAGGTTAGTAATTCACAAAGCATTTGATACTCATGGCATTTTTGATAGCCGGGTAAATTAAGAAATCCATAATAGTCTGCTAACTGTTCGTGCATCTCTACACCTTGTTTCATTCTATTAATTAGCTCGGAGTAGAGTTGCTGTACTTCTTGATTTGCTTGTGCCATAGTACATTCCCTCCTTAGCAAAGCTTAGAAACTATTACATTATAATGAGCGTCCGTTGCGCCAACTTCGCTTGGATTAACAATGGTAACGGCGGTTGGAGCAGAGACGCAATTACAAGGACAGTCATTTTGCGCTACTGTTACCAAGCATTTGGTAGAAACGGAACCATATTCGCCTACTGCGGCGGTATCTTCATTAATAGCGTCGAGGCGAGGAACGCCATTGACGGCAACTTGAACGCCAAAGGTTCCTGCGGCATCAGGGATGCCATAAGCATCTACTTGGACTAGATATACGCCGCGTTTCATTAAATCAACTGTCGCGGGCGCAGTATGAGTAGCGGAATTACCCTTAAAATAACTTACATTATTAAGTGGAATAGTTGCGCCAGCGGCAACTGTAAGACCATCGCTATATAATTGTATCATTATTAATTCCTCCCGTAAATAAAAAAATTGGGCACTCATAACATGAGTGCCCGCCCTAAACTATTTAAAAAACAGATACACTCAATGTACTCATGTGTTTTTTACATATTCATGCAGTTGCAGTTACCGTTACAAAAAGGACTATTACCTGCATTATAGGTCCAACCATTTGGATAACGAACAACTCCATTTAGAGCGTTCTGTAGCTGTAGTTGGTTGATTTGGTTCTGCATATCAGCCATACGATTGCCAGTGATAGCATCAATAATCTTCTGTACGCCAGCATTGGTGGTCTGGTTAATAGAAGCGGTATTCATTGCGTTCTCATAACGAGCCTGAGCGATACCAGCATTTACGCCATTGAAGCCATCCATTAGTGCCATCTTTGTTGAGCAGCAGCAATCATTCTGATTGGCTAGAAGTGTCATTTGATTAGTGCGCACATCGCCAATTTGAGCTGTGAGAGCGGCTTGGATATCTTTCTCAACATTGATATTGTCATACTTAGCCTGATTGGTAGCTGCTACAGCCTGAGCTGCGCCAGAGGTAATGGCCGCCATCAAATCACGGTTCTGAGACTGGAGGTCATTAAAGTTAAAACCATTCTGAACGAAGTCTTGGGTAGCATACTGTGGTTGATAGCCTCCGCGATTGCCGCCGAAGCCGCCGCCCCAGCCGCCATTAAACATAGCAATGATTGCGAAAAGCCAGATTAGACCGCCCCAACCATTTCCATCGCCAAATCCGCCATTATTATTGCCGCTAAGTAGAGCAACATCAGAAGCAGTTAATCCATTTTCACCCATACTAATCAACCTCTTTATATTTTATTATTTAGGGAAGCGACAAGACTTCTCTTATCAATGGAAATGTAAGAGTATTAAAAAATAATTTAGGTAGTTGTTCTCACAAGTGTAAAAAAAATAAGTGCGAATTTTCATTCGCACTTGAGAATTAGAAGGTGATTGTTAGGTTAATATCAATATGATTATCGGCGAGATATTCATTGATAGAGGTTACCTTTGCGGAAATGTTTTGTAGGTTGTAGATTACTTCGTCTTCATGTAGAATTTGAAGAGAAGTGATGGGGCTAAGTCCAAGTTCCTGTAGTCCAGTAACATTATCAGTTAGAACCTGGCAATTACAAGAACCAGTCATACCATTTTCATCAAAATTGGTATATTTGTTAAAGGAAATAACTTGGCACTGTAAATCGTTAAATTTAATGTAATTCATAATATTAGCCTCCTAGTTGATGAATAAGATCGTTTAAATCAATGCCGCGTTCCCGCGCCATTTGTTCTGCTATGGTTTGTAAATTACCTTGCTATACGGCTTTTAATAATGCTGGATTTTGCCCCAAATAACGCATGATGTAGTCTTGTGGATTGGGGCTTTGCCGCATAGCCTCCATCATGCCGCGTACCTACTGAATTGAATTACTCAGCTGTGGCGGCACCTGCGGTGTTCCGTTTCGCATTTGACTTATTAGATTTGGCATTTATCCATTCCTCCACTGCGGCAAGACGAGCCGCTAAATCATTAGTATCTACTGGGGCAGGTTCTTGATGTAATTTAATATCAAATCCCTACACCAAATGATTACCCATGTTATCAGTTCTAATCCACCAAATCACATCTTGGTCGGCATCGGGCAAATAAATTTCACTATTTGGCGCCATTAGGAACTGCATGGCGGCATCATGACCGTGAATTGGCTGAGCGCTATAAACTGGAAGACGCTATTGCTGTTGCGGCATTTGCCAAGACTAGTTTATATATGGAGAGAAATTTGCTCCTCCCATTTGATACTGCGGTTGCTAATTCCACATATTTTGATTTAATAAGTTGCTCATTTATTAGTCCTCCAAAGTATCTAAAATTTGTAGAACTTCTTTCAATTTAGTCTTTAACGAAGCAAGTTTGGTATTGCCCTGAATTAAGAATCTAGACATCATATAGCCGGTTTCGTGATGATATTCTATTTGGCTCCATTTTCCGTTATCATTAAGGACTGTAACTTTCTCGCCCTGTGGAATTTCAGCAATAATTGGACTAGTTGTACTCGGGGTCATACGAAACCGAACCGGTAAGTTGTTGTCAGCATATACTGTTGCTTTCATTCTTTTACCTCAATTTTAAGTTCTTTTACCTGTGCTTCAATTGCGGCATCAATAGCTGCTTCATCAAAGGTTAAATTGAATTTTGATAAGAGTTTCTTGGCATACTCAAGCGCGAATGCCTTTTTATCCTTACCCATCTTCGGGCCGAGGATTTGTTCTGCGGCGTAGACTGCGATATTGACTACCTGTTTTAAGGTTGCCATCTAATCCACGCTCATTTTAGTACGAAGGAAAGGAATAGCAAATCGCGCGATTACGCCAAAGATAATTAAAATTACACCTATAATAATATAAGTAATGTCTGTCATAATCATAACCTCTTTTTAAGTTATTAAACAATACGGTATAGGTTTATATAAAAACCTGCTTCTTGCCTCAGACATTTTTATATAAACACTATATCGTATTGATTATAGATAAAGAAGCTCCGCTGGGATACGAGTAAGATAAAATAACTTATTGGTGTGGTTATCCGTGAACTTCTTTACTACGAATTAGTTATCCTCAGGCTCAATAGCAACAGGATGCTCGTAGCATTGACTCATAACCATTCTGCCATCAGAAAGCAAAAGGGTTGCTGAATGCTGAGGAAGCTTGGAAACTGCGGCAGCAGCAAGCACTTCGTGGTACTTTGCTTCTGCCTTGAGACGAGCCCATTCAGGGTCATCGTCGTATGCGAAATGGACAATATGACCGTATTCGCCGTTATCGTATTTCTGTATTTCAAAAATGTAATATTGATTTGTTGTATTCATAAAGGTCACCCCTATTAAGATAATAATGCGAGTAATTGTTTGAGTTGCGCCGCTGTTACAGTTGTCTGGTCAGTTGTACCCAACCCAAGTGTTAAGCTACCTCTGAGTTGTTCATTACCATTCCAGTCGAGAGTGCGACCGTTTTTGCGATTAGAAGTTGAGGAACCAATACCGACTATTTCTGCATAGGCATTATTGAGATCTTCTACGTTATATTTGCCAGAGGCGTGTTGATATTGTCCTGATGCAATAGTTAGATAGCCTTCTGCGTGAGAATATTCGCCATTAGCAATTGCTTTATACCCTTCTGCATGCGATACTTGCCCATTAGCTTTTGTGGACAATCCTTCTGTATGAGAAAAATTAGCTTCTGCAATTGTATATTGGCCTTCCGCGTGAGAATATATTCCATAAGAAGTGGTTCCATATCCTTCTGCATGAGAACCTACGCCGTAAGCGGATGGGCTATAAGCGTATATCACGCATCTTGTTGAGCTTAAAGTACCTAATGTCGTAGATACAGTCACTGTGCGATTTGTATTGTCCATTGCAGTAATAAAGCTTGTTATACCATTATAAGTTATTCTTTTTCCTAAATAATGACTATAATCAGATGTACCAGAATAAGTGTAAGTCGTATCAGAACCTGTTAGACTTATTGTTGTGGTAGAATTATATCCACCTTCAGCATGAGAATTATTGCCATATGTGTGTGCATAACAGCCTTCAGCATGAGAATACTCACCATTTGTGTATGTATTTTGTCCTTCCGCATGTGAAAATGCGGCCATCGCATTGGTTCCATATCCTTCTGCGTGAGTAGATTGACCTTCAGCAGATGTGCTATTACCTTCTGCATGAGCGTATGAAGCTGTAGTTTTTGAAAAGTATCCTTCAGCATGAGAATATACCCCACGAGCTTGTGTCGTATTACCCTCAGCATGAGATTCAGCAGAATATGATATAGTTTCATAACCTTCAGAATGTGATCCTGCGCCTTGAGCAAGCGTTTTGCTCCCTTCAGCATGAGAACCATTTCCATACGCTGCATTACCAGCTATTTGTATAGTCACATTTGCGTTATTCAATGTCCCCAATGAAGTAGCTACAGTGATAACTCCGGTAGATGTGTCAATGGAAGTAATATAAGTTGTGATATTATTATATGATATAATGTGACCTAAAAACGTATCTTTTAAATTGCTTGTTGATGTAGTTGTGTAAGATGTATTAGAACCAGTGAAAGAAAGAGTTAATGCTCCAGACACTCCGCCTTCAGCGTGAGCACCAGTCCCTTCTGCTGCTGATGTATAACCTTCAGCATGCGAATAATTGCCTTTGGCTAAGCAGTTTTGGCCATCAGCAATGCTTCCAGTACCACTAGCAATATTATCAGTGCTGTTATTTAAGATAGCCGATCTAGTCCCTGTGCCAACAATATACGGCGTACTAACGTTAATCGTATTCCAAGTACCATCTCCACGCAGATACTTAGTCGAGTCATTCGGCACATCCGGGTATCTATTATCAGTTAAATAATGTAATGTTGTATCACTGCCATCCTATATGGCAATATGATCATAACGGCTTCCTGTGGTTGTAGCCATAGGTTAACCACCACCTATTCTAAAAATTTTCATAACATTTCCATCCTTATATTTTAATTATACCATACTTGTAAATGGTTTGTCAAATGTTTAAGTCTTGCCCTAAACATAATTTGTACTTGAATTAAATACACTAGTTAAATCCGCCTATTTAATCCAACTACCATTTACTTTCTTATATACATTAGTATACGCCTACCAACTATTTCCCATCTTTATATAAATCTGCGCCACGCCTGTACTAATAGTAACCGCAATAGTATGCGCCGCAGTAATATTTGTCAATGTGTATGTATAATTAACAATTTGATTTCCCGATTTATCCTAGCCCTATATTCGCTACAATGTTGAAGTTTTATCTATGTTGTTATCCTTCAACGTAACAGTCGCGGCAGTACTATTTGGAATTATAGTAATACTATAATTATCTCCTTCTAATTTAACAACCTAGCCATCAGGGAAAATCTTACCACTATTAGTAGAAGAAGTAATGAAGTAATAGCTAACATCACCAAATATAAAAATTAAACTATGTTTCTAATTTACATTTGACAATGTATAAGTGTAGTCTCCGCCCGCGGAGGTCGCTTGAATTGAGGCAACTTTCCACTATAAACTATCGTTATTAGCGTTAGAAGCATCATCTTTACCATATTTGATATCAATAAAATGCTGCCCCATTGGCACTGTATAACTAATAGTTTGCGTGCTGCTACTATTTGAAGCCATTGCTAACTCATAATTGTTTGTACTATCCGATGGAGATGAACCATTAGAACCTGCGGTTAAACCATCTGTCGCAACCGATACATCTAATTTGCCAAACAAACCATAGTCATAGTTTGCTTCGGCATAGTTAATATACTGAATAGTAACTATACAATCGCTTTCTAAATCTAAGTTAAGACGAGCAACGGAAGCAGACTTGTTTACACCATCATTAGTAGATACATAATAACCAGTAGATGAGTTTAGATTAAAACCATAGCTGGCGCCGCTTACTTGTGTGGTAACTGTATAAGTATTATTTGGTACGCCGCCAACTAACTAACTTGTAATATCAACACCATTGTCTAATGCCAGTGTAAGCTACGGGTCAGTTGGACTAATAGTTACGACTTGCGTAGTTCCTTCCTAAACACGCGTTGTCCCATTATATGGGTCAGTAGTTGCGTTAATACTAGAAATAGTAATTGGATAATAATTATACTGGGGGTCCTCTGTGGGAGGCACATATGGTCCTGATTGTTCTACTACAATTGAGTGGTCTAAATCAATATTATTAAGAGTGTAGGTCCAATAGTAAGGATTGCCGCTAGATGGTACATCATATGCTACCGTCCAAGTAATACCAGTGGTAAGGCCGCCATAGTAACCAATAGTAAATCCAACGCGAGGGTCCTCTTTTAATTCTGCTACCGTCCAAGTGCCAGGACTAATTGTTCGTGTCTAACTAGAAGTAGAAGTATAAGATATCGCTGTGCCTTTTGCGGTTGTCCCGTTATAAACATTTAGTTCGGCTACTTCATTGCTATTAGAACTATTCTCTAAATGACCATGTGCCTATACTGTCATTGAAGTAATAGTAGCATTGTCTGGAAGGTCGCTAAAATCAAAGTGATAGTAGATAGTAGCGGTACTGCCGCTAGAGCTACAATAGTCATTACCACTTTGCGATGAAGGATTATCTACTGTATGCCCTACCGTATCCCGATAACGAGTGCCACTAACAGAGCCTGATACTGTATAGGACGCTGGCGCCTAAGATAATGTGCCGCCTGTTGGCATAGTGTGCTATACCAAATTTTCAGTTACATCAATTTCATTATCTTTGACTACTATATCATCCAAGGAAGAAGCATATATAGTAACAGTTGCGCTATTTCCTTCCATAATGTTTTGCGCCAATGGTTCTACTGTCGTTCCATCCGTTTCTGAAACGGCAGTAACGGTATATTCCATACCCTCTATAGCATAAGTTATACTTAATGTTGCGCCATAGAAATAAAGATAGGCGGCACGAGTTGTGTTACTTGTACCACGAGTACCAGTATATCGTATTTGTATATTATTAATTTCTGACCTAGTCCAAGTACCGGGAGTTAGAGTATAAGCAGTTGCGGTAGTAGTTCGCGCACTAGTAGAACTACCTTTTGCGGTTGAACCGCTATACAATTGAACTACTGCGGTAGAAATATATGAAGTAGAACTTACGCGCACCTTAGCCTAACAAGCAACAGATGAAATAGTTGCTTCTGCGGGAATATCTGACACATCAAATGTGTAAGAAATATGAGTTTCTGCGCGAGAACCTGTATTACAAGTAATATAGGCATAATTATTAGAATCTGCCCCATCGTAACCATTTGATATTGGATAACTACTACTAATAGAAGAGTAGGAGGAGTTGGCGCTACTATATCCATTTGGATATAATGTTATTGTATCTGAAACATTAATTTGCTAAGCCATTTATTCTCCTCCTTTATTATGATTGTAAATATATATCGCCATCTGCACCGAGGCTTGAGGCGGGCGCAGATGAACCTGTATAGTATGTTTGGAATGTCAAAGTACCAGTAATTTTAGACCCATTAACATATGCGGTTTTGCCGCTAGCAATATTGGCCGCAGTAGCATTAGCATCACTAGTATATGTGCCGGTTACGCCAAATATCTATACACCCTTCTTAATATTGGCTGCTGTTAAATCGGCATCGCCAGAAATGGTCTATGTTCCCGTTATATAGGTTCCGGCCGCAATGGTCTGATTACTAGTACCTGGAGTAATTGTTGCTGCTGCCTTTGTAGTAACGGAAGCAGTTAATGAAACGCTTGAATTTCCTGCCGTGCCTGCGCTAACATATCCTGCGGTAGTAACTCTTGGAGTAACAGAAATTGTCTTCGTCAATGTAATAGTATTCGTGCCGGTAGATACTGTTGCGCTTGTCCCAGAAATGGAGGTTGGCGATGTTGTAGTACCAGATGGCATAGCATTGATTTGGACTGAACTCAAACCATCATAACCACTATCTGGTGTAATTGTCTAAGATGAAGTAGATGGAGCAATTCCTGTTTTTGCCTATAGTGAAGGACTAGAACCGCTGCCGCTATATGAGCCACTTACTCCAAAAATCGTGACACCCGATTTTATATTCCCTGCTACAAGATTGCTATCACCTTTAATAGTCTGCGCGCCAGTTAAATAAGTTCCTGCGGCAATACTCTAATTAGAAGTAGTAGGCGTAATAGTTGCGGCCGCTTTAGTTGTAATTGAAGCAGTTAAAGACACAGAGCTATTTGTAGCTGTTCCCGCGCTAATATAACCTGCTGTAGATACATTAGGCGTTACTGAAATAGTTTTGGTTAATGTTAAAGTATTGGTGCCAGTTGATACAGTCGCACTGCTTCCTGATATAGATGTCGGCGCGGAAACTGCTCCACTTGGCATAGCGTTAATTTGTACCGAACTTAAACCGCCATATCCGCTATCAGGACGAATAGTCTATGAAGTCGTAAGGGGCGTAATTCCAGTTTTACTTTGAAGCACAACTCCTGAACTAGAACCAGTTGGCTATATTGTCATATAGGTGCCGTTATCAACAACATCTGTAGTTTCTGGCAAGTTAGCGGTAGGGTCAGACCAAGTACCATCACTTCTTAAAAATGTTGCCGTATCATTTGTCAATGCTGGAATTCGACTATCTTTTATATTATAGGTTGTACCGCTATTCAACCTAATTTTCTTAACATCTACACTTGCCATTTAATCACTCCTTATGATGGAATAATAACGAGCAAATGATCATTATTATCAATAAATTGTACTCCTTGCGGAAAAGAAGGGGCGGCCCATGTGCCGTCCCCTCTTAAATAGGTGGTAGTTGTAGAGCTTGGAAAAGCGGGTAGGCGATAGTCTCTCATATTATATACATTACTACCAAATTGAATACTAGAAATATCAGCCATATTACCCCTCCTTTAATTAAGAAACAGAAACAGTTCCCTGAGTACCACTAAATGTAGGCTGAGATACCGTTCCTTCTGGAGTGTAATTGCCGGTAGAGGTGAAAGAGGTGCCGCTAAATGTTGCTTTGAGTTCGGCTCCATCACCTGTAAAGGTTGGCTGAGATACAGTACCAGTAGGCGTACCACTAACACTAACATTGCCTTCTGTACCAGTAAATGACAATTTTACTTTAGTACCAGTAAAAGAAGGAGCAGAAGCGCTATACGAGGCATCGCCTGTCTTTACAGTAGTGTCTGCACCCTTTGTAGGTAATGTGCCTTGGCTAAAGTTAAATACTAATGTCTCATCTTCTACTGTTGTACTTAGTGTAGGTAGCGTTCCCACATTTGTAATTGAATTAACAGTAGTAGTCGCGCCGGCGGTAGCAACACTAATAGTAGGAGCACCAACGGTACCTGCGGGAGTGTAATTGCCGCTAGTATTATTTGCGGCAGAAATAGTTCCTGCTGGAGTAAATTTACCGCTAGAGGTAGTAGCAGTGCCACTAAAAGTAGGCTTGCTAACGGTTCCAGAAGGAGTGTAGTTAGCAGTACCAGTGCCAGTAGAGATAGTCACAGAGCCAGTAGGTTTGCCGCTAACGCTAACTGATTTTTGTGTTCCAGTAAATGTTGGCTGTGAAACAGTGCCAGCAGGAGTAAAACTGCCGCTAGCGCTATCCTTTGTAGCCAATGCGCCTAATCCGGTCATATCGCCGAATTCATGCCACTTAGTGCCATCAAATATAAATTCTTTCTTATTATAAAAAACAGCGTCATTAGCTTTGGGGGTATAATCTGCATTGTTAATTTTAATAGGCGTAGTAGTTGCTTGGTCAGTCAAAGCTGTAGTAGTTGTACCCTTAATAAGAATGGCGCCAGCCATAGTAGCACGAGCGACTGTGTCTTTTATGTCATACACAGTACCATTTGTCGTTTTAATTTTACTAATTTCAGGCATAAAGTTCACATCCTTAATTCTAATTTAATACGAGGATGTCATCCTCAATTTCATAATTTAATTTCTAATTCCAAAATTGCTTTTCTGCGGGAGTAACATGTATTGAAGAGTCGGACATATGCGCGTTTAGTTGCGTTAGGATAGAATTACATACTGCATCTCTTACAAACGGTAAATCAATACAATATGCGTTGCCATCTCCTATCTTAATATCTGGGACTACTACTGGTTCCCCGGATACATCGTCAATCATTGTATTATGGTCTAGATAGATAACAATCGCGCCACGTTCTGGAATGAAATTAATATCATTATTCAATTCTGCCGTTGTCTTACAATAAATGTTAATCCCATCCAACTTCGCCTTATCTACTGCCGCCATAAGTCCATTCGTTGTGGTAGTAACCAATCCCAATGTCCCCACATTTCTGGCTCCATTGGCGCCGTAGAATACCTAACCTTCTACGACGCCATTAGGAGTGGCGGTTGTGTCTGTAATATCCATTAACACATCATTGCCATAAACAACTTTGTTCTTATATAAATTTGCCATTGGCCATCACCCCTTACGCGGCGACAGTGCCAATTGTTACAGTTACTCCACCGTATTCATTATCAGTCTCAGAATAGGCAATTGCGGCAACATTAACTTGCGTAATGCTATTGAAATCACCTAAGTCTGAAGGCACTATTGTCTGTGCTGTTGTATAAGGCGTAACAGTTAATGAAGTTGCCTTGACACCTTCAGAGCCACTCATAGTACCAGTTACACCTAAAATCGTTACACCTTCGCGAATGTTGCTAGGAAGCAACTTAGCCTGCTCTGTGCTAGCAATGCTTACCCTACCAGAGCCATCATGATAACCTTGTGGAATTGTGTAAATTCCATCTAGGGCTGTAATGCTCCCATCAACAGCACCACGATTAGGCATACTACCAACGATTTTTGCGCCATTCACATAGGCGGTTTTCGTTGCTAGAATTTCCGCGGCGACCGCAGTGGCATCAGATGTTTTCGCGTCATATTCGCAAGTACCAGTGGTTGCTTCGCCAGAAGGCAAATGGAACTTAATACCACTAAGTACTGATGCTCTAGTAACATCATCCACTGTTAAGTCAATTAAGGTTTGGCCGCCATATATAACTTTATTTATATATTGATTAGTCGCCATAATTGTTCAACTCCTTATCCTATAATTGCCGTATACCCACCGGCAACATTTGAAGTAGTGGCATATGGTATTTTTTCTACCACTACATTCTATTCCATTACCTTGTCATTAGTACGAAGAAGCTAATCTACGAACGCGAGCGGCGTTACTGAATAATTTCCAGAATAAAATTCATATGTTTTAATATACTATGATGGAATTGCTTCTATAACAATATCATCATTAAGCACTTTATTCTTT